GACCGTGACGGACGCGACGTATTTACCGAACCGCTGGCCTGGGCCGATCAGGTGGGTTCCGCCCTCGGCAAAGTCCGGCAGCTTGCCGTTCACCTTGGCATCGTGAGACCGGCACCAGCACTCGACCATCTCCTGGCGGGGCTGCCGCTGGCTCAGGACCGCGATCCCGCGGGCCGCTTCGTCCTGCAGACGCTTGAGATACCGGCTACAGGCGTCGAGCGGGGCGGAGGTCCAGGGAAACTCTTGCAGCGAGCCTTCATGCATGTTGTCGATCGAGGCCGCGGTTGCCTGGTGGTTTGCGCTGGCGGCCGCGACTTCCTTCCATGCGGCGTCCGTTTTCGCTACCGCTAGTTTCGCCTTCGGGGGCCTGCCACGGCGCCGCGGGGACGCGACGAGCTGGTCGATGTCGATTTTGCCCCCGGGACCGGGCATGATGGCGGGCAAGGATTCCCGGGTTTCGGCTTGGATGCGGGCGCGTTCAATATCTGGGTGCATCGTTATCCCCTTCCTTGGACAAAAAACTTGGTTCTCGACTCCCACCGCCGCATGTTGCGCTCGATCTGGCGGCGCTGATCCTCAAGTACCCGGTTCCGGCCGGCCTGCTGGCTTGTGGGCTTGGTCCTGACGAATACCAAGAGACAGGTCTCGCAACCGAACGACCAGAAATCGGAGCCGGTCCCGGTGGTTTCGCGCAGCAGCACCACCTGGCTCCTGGGGCAGGTTCCACGCGTGTGGTTGGGGCATACGGGGTAGTCGTTGTGCGCCATGGTCAGTACTCCAGGGACACGACGCCGTGGGGGACAAATCCCTCGGGCTCGGGTTGAGGCTTCGGCTTCTTTGGGTAATCTCCGCTTTGGATCTTCCGGGCCCGCCAGGTACACATGGCGTCGGCGTCGATCCGGGAAATCATCCCCCGGGCGACCGCGACGTTCAGCCAATGGGACCGTTCCCTGTGGAGAATCTGCATCCTGAGCCAGCGGGGCAGTCCCTTCTTGAACTGGGGGTGGTGGTCGGGGGTTGCAAGCTGGGCCGATACCCCGACGAGCGAGGCATACAGGAGGGTGCCGGGTCCGCAGTCTCGCCCCGCCTCGGCGTGGCGAGCCATCAGGCGGGCGAGCTGGCGCCGGGCCTCCGGCCTGTACTGCGGGTCCAAGTGGCGGAACAGTTGCTTGGCGTCCTGGCTCGATTCCTTGTGCTTGCCGAATTTCCGGCGGTACGGCCGGCCAAATTGCGCCTGGTGCCGCTGGTTCCGGATGGCGGCCCGGTAGACCCCGGCTCCCCCGACGGCCCACGCGAGTTTCGCCTGCTCCCAACGGGCGCGGAATTGCGGGTATTTCTTGATGTCGTCGCTCGTGAGGAACCGGACCCTGGCGTCCGATATTTCCCGTCCCGCCAGAAGGTCGTCGAGCACGCGGCCCCGCAAAATGTCGAGGGCGCGGAAATAATCCGCGAAAATGATGCGGTAAATCCCATGGGCCGGCATCTTGAGGCCGCGGCGCTCGAACCACGCCTTGGCGTACGCGTGTTTATCGGTGATGTAGAGCGACTTGCTCACAGGGCGCTCGGCTGTTCGGAGCCTTGGGGTCGCCGCAATGACCATCGTTTGGCCCTGGCCTTAATGGCGTTGGCCCGGGCGGCCGCGGCCTTCCGCTCGGTGCGGGCCTGCCCGCCCTTGCTCCCGATGGCCGACATCACGTAGGAAATGGCCTCCGGGGTGATTTTCTCCAACCGCTCGTTGGCATCGCCAGTTCTAGGCATCGACCGTGGCCTCCTGGTTTTCGGTTCGGCTGGCAATCTGGCGCAGGATTTTCTCGGCGTCGTCCCGGGTGACGCATTTCCAAAGATCTGCCATCGACTCGCCCGGACCCAACTGGACCGAGATGACCGGTATATAGCCCTGGAGCTTTTCCATTACCCCGGCCTGTGTGACGAGGGCCCGGGCATCGATCCGGTTGGAATCGACGAACAGGATGTCGCCATCGTGCAGGTCGAGCTTGGCTAGGGCGCGGGCGATGTCGTTTTCCATTTCAGGCGGGCTCCTGGGTCGCGGGCTCTGGCGACAACCCGGGTTGGGTCAGGATTTTCTCGGCATCTTGTACGCTGACCTGCGGCAATGCCTCCTGCGCACGATGCGATTCGTGGTCCAGGATCGCGTCCCGCGCGACCTCTTTAAACGCTTGGTTGATGGCCTGGACACACGGGCCCAACTCCTTGCCGTGGATTTGCAGGCCCGATACTTCCTCGATTTTTGCGATCAGGGTTTCGGCGGTCATGGTGCCTCCGGTCAATACTGTCGCGGATGGCACGACCGTGATGATTTATTTTGCGGTGTTTAATTTGCGGACTGCTCCAAGCGGTTGGTGGGTTGTTTTTGGTGGTTTATAGGGAGGCAAAGTGGATTGATCGTGGCGATCGGGAGACGCGGAACCACCCCGGGCTCGGGAAATCACCCCTAACTTCCCTAACGCCCTCCTGTACGGAAAAGACACCCCCCATGGGCGCGTAAGCCAAAAGGAACGCGCACGCGCAAAAGAAACAATGAACGCGCTCACGCCCACCCGGCAGCTTGGATCATCCCTATCCTTCTGCTTTGCCGTTGACGCGCCCCGCGGGCCGAAACGCCCTGGTGCGCCGGCCAGCCATCGGGAACGAGCTAGGCGGCGTCCTGACGGCGCCGCTGGGCCGACAAGGCCGCGGGTGACGCACCGGCCCGCTGGCGACGCTACAACGCCTCGACCGCCGCCAAGGCAGCGGCAAGGTCGCGGGCGCGATCCCGAACCACGGCGGCATCGTGGGCCGGGAGCGCGGAATACAGCGAGCTCACCAAGCCGGAATACTCCCCGCCAGGCTCGACGCGCAGCAGTTCGATTTTTCCGCTCATGGCCGTGAAACGAACCCACCGGCTGAACCGATACGTCCTCGTCTCGAACTCGAAAGCCAGGCCCTGGACCCGAGCCCCCACGGACCCGCCCGCCGCCGTCCACCCCAACCGCCCATCCAGTGTCTTGCGCTCCAGCGCCGCGATTAACTCCGCCTTCTCATCCGTAGCCATCGCTATACCTCCACTCTCTCGCCCCGCGCGCGCCCGACATCACGTCACCTGCGTACGCGCCAAGCGGGCAGTTCTCCAGCGCGAATCAAAACTGCATCACGCCGCGACAGGTCTCGCCGTGATGTACTCAGGTCGCGATCTACCCGCGCGCGGAGGGAAGAGGAGATCTCTTCTTTGGGGATATATAGATTGCGCGCCCGAAGCGAGCTCTTGTCAAGATAAATCTTTTCGGTATAAGGAGAACTCATGATCCGCCAGCACTCATAAACACCACAAACCCTACATCCGCCCCTAACGCCATCACCATGATGCCTCCAGGCCCAGCCGCGCAACATTTTTCTGCTATGTGAAAGATGCGGACAAGCGCCGTGGTACTATGGCGCTATAAGGAGGCCGCAACTATGGATCAACACGATGATGTAATTTCCGAGGTGATGCGCGCCATGGGCAAGCGCGGCGCACAGAAGCGCTGGGCGGCCACCGGCGAGGATGCCCGCAAGGCCCACGGAGCCATGCTGGCCAAGGCGCGGAAGCGCGCGAAAAGCCGCGCCAAACGCGGCGAAAATCATTCCACGCCACAAAAGCCTTGATCTATGCGCCTTTTATAGCGCCATGACGGAAAAGCCGCATAAACATTGGCGAAAATAATTCTTGACTCTAGCTATATAGCGCCATATAGTGAGTATGTGAGCAGCCGCTGGGAGGCGGCGAATATGGCTTCAATTTCTGACGAATTTGGCACGATGTTAACAGATGGCCTCCAAGGCAGCGACACCTGCGACGAAGCGATTAAGGCCGCGCAGCAGCTTGCCGCGCAGCGCGGAAAAGCAGTGTACCTGTCGGATGATGACGGCGACTGGACGGTATTGCCCGATGGCACAGCCGATCCCACCGCACTCGATCATGCCTAACCAACCCCCGCGCCAGCCGGTAGCTGGCCTCACCCGCCGCGCCCGCCGGCCAAAGCGGGCAGAGAGGTGATGGAGATGACGACGAAAATCAAAATCCTGGACATCCGCACGCTGGCCGTGACCAGCGAAACCGAGGCCGAGATCAACGACGAAATGGAAATCGTCCACGCCATGGATGCCGACGACATCAGCGACGGCTCCCTGATCGAGCTGCCGGACGGCAAGCGGTACGAGGTCGGCACCCATAGCTACGAGGGCGGCGACGGTACGCCGGTCGAGGATGGCGCGCCCGTCACCTGCTGGGCGAAGCTCACGCTTTTCGCTCCCGGCGCGTTTGCGCTGGTCCGCATCCCGAACGACGTGGACAAGAGCCTCACCCTTGGCACGTGGGTTCGCCCGACTGCCGACGTGGGACCAAACGAGGAAGTCATCCGGCTTTTCCCGACCGAGGCTGAGGCGTGGACCGCCAAGCGCCGGCTCACCCACGCCGAGTACCTCGAAAGCGAATTCGCCCGCTAACCAAACCCGCGCCCGCCGGATAGCGGGCAGAACGGAGGGGCAAATGTCCTGTACTTTTTGCGGCTCTCAAGGCCCGATGCGCGGAATCGTCAGCTGCGAGAGTTGCGCCAGAGCACTAACGGAAATATCCAAACAATCGCACGCGGCGGCGAGCCAAGCGGCAACTGACAGCGAGTACGATGAGCTTTACCGGAGCGCCTACGCGGAACTCTGCGCGGCGGACGCCCGGCAGTCGGATGGATCGCTGATTACCGCCTAACCCTCAAATAGCACCGCCGCGCCAGCCAGACCTTCTCGGCGCGGCCTGCCTTCACCAGGGCACGCTGGGCCGGCGTTCCCCAATAGGGCCGTTCCCCTGCCTTGAGCCGCACGAACTCGGCCTCGATGGCCTCCGCCAGGGCCGCGCTATCGTCGGGCGCCACCTTGGCCTTGGGGCGCTCGATCCGCGGCCTCGACCAATTCACGAATCCCAGCCGCCGCAGATGGTAGTAAAGGTGGGTGCGCTTCACCCCCAGGCGCCGCTCCATCGCGCCAATATCCCCCTGGTACTCATGCCACGCCATCCGCACGGCCTCATCGCGGGCACGGCGCGCGGAGTCCGCGATCTCGGGGAGCGTGGGGTAGGGCGCGAGTGTGGGCGTGGACGCGGTGCTCATGTCAGCTTCTCGATCTTGGCGGCTAGGTCGCGCATCTTCGCGCACGCTGCCTCTGCCTCGCGAAACGCCCTGGTAAATTCGGCAAAATCGGCGTGCCCAATATCCTTCACGGATGACTCAATCTCTCGTTGGCATCGTACCCACGCCATCGCCGCGTCGGCCAGTTCGGAGCGGAGGCGTTCGAGGTCAGTCATAGTCGCCGTCCTTTTTGTACACTTCTCGCAGCATCTCGGCCAGCCGCCTAAGATCGAGCTTCCTTACATGGCCGCGCTCGATACGCCTCCACTCCCGCCGAATTGCCTGGAGACGCTTCGCGTTGCCGCTCGGATGCGTGCGGCTCACCGCATCACCTCCCGGCAGTGTTGCGCCGCCTCGATTAGTGCGCGGTGGTCGCAGTAGTAGGTCCGGTTGTCCCGGCTCGTTGCGTTCTCCACCGTCCCGAGCAGCGCCAGCAGCGCGGCGTGCTCCCGGCGGAGTCGGGCGAGTTCGTCCTGAGCCGCTGCCAGTAGCTTGAGTAGCCCCGCGTTTTCCGCCTGCAATTGTGATCCGGTTAAGCCTGGGCACAGTTCACCCATTGGACCCCTCCTTGGGCATCTTTGGTAGTGGTCCAATTTCCCGGTAGTAGGTCGGATTTGTAAGCGTCTCCCAGTTCCACTCGCCACCGTTCCTAAAAGGAAAAAACACCCACCGATCCGTATCGGGGAATCCATCTTCGATGGTCACGTACCACGCGTGACGGTTTTCAGGTGCATGATCGCTCATCGCCGTGAAGCCGTTCAGCGGGTCCACGCGCGCGGCCTCGGCTATGGCGGCGTAGATGAACTCGTAACGCGCTTCCACGCCGCAGTTGCATGTGGCGTCATCGCCGGGCTCAGGCAGGAACGCCGGGCAAGTGTCCGCGTGAGCCATTTGATCTTTAATGTGAGCCTGCGCCAGGGCCACCAAGAGTTCGAGTTGTGCTTTGGTCAGTTCGGCCTTATCGTTTGGCATCGTCGTCTCCCTCCGGCCCGCGTTCGCGCTTGGTGAGGGGGCGCAAGCAGCACTCGCCGGTCCACCCGCCGGAATCGCATTCGGGGGGCGTAAGCCAATAGCCCCAGGCATTTTCATCCAGATCGGGGCGACAAGCACGCGCAGGGAAATGCCTCTTGACGATCCTGCCGTAGAGGTCTAACTCGGAGTTGTAGACCACCTGCCCCACGGCGAATTTAGGTTTCGATTTACTTGCCATCGGGTGCCTCCGTTTTCTCTTTGGCCGGGTGGGCCTTGGCCATCGGGCGAGGATGTAAATACGCCCAGCCGTTTCCTGCATCTCCTACCTCAAACCTGCGTAGGATTGCGCGTTCATGACATCCCGGCCAAGACGCCATTATCTGGGCACGGTATGGATGCGGACCATCTTCCCCGATGGTGCCTTGACAGCTCGCAAACGTTCTGACACCCGGAAGGCTGTTTAGCCATCGGACGTGCTCGGCTATGCCTTTGTCCACATCGACAACCACGTAGACGGGCACGGTTTTATGCGCTTTTCTATGCCATTTTTCGACCATCTTTCTCTCCTTGCGCTTCACGGTTTGGGAGCGTGGCGCGACCTGCATAGCGCTGCGCGCTTGAAAATCTGCCACAGACCACACCGCACGCATCTACCATTGCGGAACGTGTGCGCCCAACTTGATTTGTCAGCCATTGACATTCTCCGTGGGTTGATGAGCCTTGATGTAATTCGCCGTGATCGTGGTTCTAATAAGCCAGCAAAATCTGTCGTACTCACTAAGCGACAGCGCGGCGATAAACTGATTGGCAAGCCGAGGGTCGTTCGCGTGCCGAACCGCCTCGATTGCCGATTCAATGTCCTTCTCCATCTGCGCCCGCTCCGCCTCCTCGCGGATCTCGGCTTCGTGGGCCGGGAGCAAATGTTCAACCAGTTCAACGACCTCCAGCCTGTCCTCGTCGGCCCAGGTTCGCGTGCTCTCAATGAATTTCGTTAGCTCACTCACCCTTCGCCTCCTTGAGCTTGGCCTCACGCCGGGCAATCTCTTTTTGTATCCATCTCGCCGCCCTGAGCGCGGCGGATTGCTCGCTCTCGTCTCCCATGCACGATGCGTCAGAGGCTAGAAGCTCGGCAGCGAGTTCCAGATCGCTGATGGTGCAACGCTCGGATTTCTTCATCCCTTCGCCTCCTTTAGCCTGGCTGCCAAAATAGCCTTCCCCTCAGCCGCAAGATCAATGTCGGCGTCGAGGCGGCGAAAATCTTCGAGGCTCGGGTTGTAGCGCGGGCTGCCTAACCGCGCGCGCCTCACATCTGCGTCCCATCCTTTTCCGATTGCCTGCAACTGCTCCGCCGTCAGCCGCGTGGTGCCCTTAGCGTCGCCCTCCACAAAGGCTCGGGCCTTGCGCGATTCTGCAAGATGCACCTCCAGGCTGGCGTTGTCGCCCTCCAGCGCGTCGAGGTCGTCGAGGAGGGCTGTGAGTTCGTGGGGCGCGACCCACACGACTGCGGTGGGTGAGCCGTCAAGCCCCGCCGCCAGCCGCCGCAGTTCCGCGCGTTGCCCTTTGGTTGTTTTCATCGAATCGCCCCCATTTCCCTCAGCCAATCCTCAACCACTCCAAAGCTGTTCGCCAGCAGATAGCAGAAACCTTGCGCCTCAACCGTGCGCTGAAAATCCTTTTGGGCGTCGGATTGAACGCCGCCTTTTTGCCGCTTGACCTCGATGTAGAGCGGCACGACGAAGCGCGGCGCTCCGGGTTGCTGCACCAGCGCCAGCAGGTCCGCCGTTCCAGCCGCCGCCATCCTGACCGCCCTCCTCTTGCCGTTGTGCTCCGCCATCATGACGCCGGCGTTCAGGCGGTGGTACGGGATGCGGTAAATATCGAGCAGTTGGCAGATGCCGGACTTCACCGCGCCCTCTGGCGTTTGCTTCCTCATGGCTTGGCCTCGATCCGCCGGAACGTGATGGCCCACACCCATGGATTGACCGCCCATCCGAAGCCGCGCTTGGCGTTGATCGAGTTCCAGAGTTCATGGAACGCCTCGCGGGCGGTATTGCGGAATGGGCGGGATTCGTCGGCATCATGCCACGCGAGCGCCCCTTCCGCCTTCGCATCTTCCTCGCTGATCCCCTGCACCCGCTGGACCCGAACTTCCGTCACCTCCAGCGTGATTCGGCTGGCCCAGCTGGGAAGGTGGATCGACGGTCGCCAGCGCGGGACTGGATTCACCACGTCGGGCTCACCGTCGGCGCGGTAGATTATGCGCTTGCGCCAGTAGTCGAGCAGTCGGCGCTCGTCTGAGTTATCCGGCGCGACAACCGGGCCATCCCAGCGGTCCGGCTCTGTTTCGGTGGGATCAAAAAATGTCCACGCCTCCCGCACCCAAAGCCGGTCGCCGGGAACTCCGTATGGGCATTTCCATACCCTCGGCTGTGTCATGCGATTGTCAGGGAGCCAGAACGCCCACTCCGGCCCGTGATTGTATCGGTCGGCGTAAACGCCCGGCGCTGAGGATTGCGGCTGCGGCTTGATCGGCCTCCGCGTCTGCGTTTTGTCAACCCGCAGAATGGCCTGGACCATGGCGGCGGAAAATAGGATTGGATGTTCTTTCATAAATCGCCCCACGCTTTCTCTCGCGTCCGCAGGATGTTGACGAGTTTCTCGCTCGTCTCCGTCCGCGCTCGTCGCCACCCAAAGCACAACCCACACCCGCACACCAGCGGACAATTCCCCACCCAGCAGCACGTGTGCTCGGTTGAGCCGCAGGTGCAGGGTGGGCGGGTAGGCTTCACTTCGGCACCTTCCCAAGATTCTCTAGAGTCGGCATGCGGAACGGACCCATCTGCGTCCGCATCTCGGCCCTGGTGCGCTCCGCCACGATGTCACCATTGCGGTCGATCACATCATCGAGCGTGAGGCCCGATTGGCAGAGTTTGTTCCAGATGGCGATCTTTTCAGCGCGGGTCATGATTCGTCGCCCCCTCGGATAAACACATCCTCCACGGTGTCGTAGATCGAGCGCCCCCTGGCCAATTCCTCCGCTTCGTCGGCGGTCCTCGCGAGCCTTTCGATGGTCCAGACGCCCCGCACGTATTCGCCAATTTCGTACCGTGGGCGAGCGGCGGTAGAAACGGCGCGGGTCATAGCCACTCCCAGCTACTAACATTGCGCCAGTATTCCTTGCCGCTACTGAACGAGCGCACCTTGATTCGTGCGCCGTAGCCATGGGCGACGACACCAACCCAGACGCTCGTGACGCTGTTGCGGCATCGACACTGAGAGCCGACCGGGAGCAGCTTGTTTATTAAGGCGGCGTACCGGCGCTCAGCGTCGTGGATTGCGCCAACAGCACGCGCCAATTCAGTTTGTATGGTCTCGTTTTTCATCCCTGCACCTCCTCCAGCATCGGCTGCACGGCTTGCGTCTCGGGCGATGGGCCGAAGTCCATTACCTGCTGGGAGAGGCGCTTGGCCGCGAGCGCGCAAAAGCGTTCTTCTATCTCGATCCCCGTGAACTTGATTCCGAGCGACCGGCAGGCCAGTGCGGCGGTTCCAGATCCCATGAATGGATCGATCACGGAGGCGCCTCCGAACCATTTACACAGCCATTGCACATGCTGGAGCCGGCGCGGCGCTGGGTGCGGCATCTTGGCCGCATTGTCAGCGGTTCGGTTGAATCGCTTCGCCGGTCCGTTCCAATTTGATCTGCGGAACATCGAATCATGCCTCGTACTAATGCACAGTCCCGGAATCAATTTGCGACCAGTCTTTGGGATGGCTCCAAAAACATAGGCGATGTCGCCGCCGTAGATCAGGCGGCCCTTATAGCTGGGTTTCGCATAATCGAGGACACAGACCCTAATAAACGGCCATCGCCGTGGGACCGCCGCCAAAAATCTGGGGTCGGAATCGCAGCCAAGCTGCACCACCACGCGGTCGGCAGATGCGTACGCCAGAGATTCCTCCAAAAGGGCCAGCGGGTCGAGAACCTTTGGAAATATCGAGTTTGGCCACACCGGATCGGTGATGATCGCGTCGGCCGACATCCCCGGGAGAATCTCCCGGCAATCTCCCAGGTAAATCTCGATCCCGCCTTCGCTGTAGTACGGCGTCACCACTGCGCCTCCCACGCCTCAAACACCCAGACCGCCCATGGCTGGTATTCCGCCATCTTGCCGGGGTGCGCCTGCTTCCAGGCGCGGAGGTAGGGGTTCATGCCAGTACCTCGATGTACGCCCGGATGAACTCGGCGGCCAGCGGCGGAACGATGGCGTTGCCATAACCCCGCAGCCTCATGGTTCTGCATTTACCTTTCTCGATGAGCGGCGCATAGACCTCCATGACGCCAACGCGGCAACGTCCCAGGCTATCGGGAAGCCCATCAACCATCGGCTCAGGCTCGGGTTGAGTTGCCCGCTGAATGGCGCGCAGTTTTCCGTCCCGGCAGGGAATCCAGGCGGCATCGGCCCAGGCTCCGTTAACCGAGCTTGATGGCACAGTTGCGCCTGTCCCGGGCCGTTTCTCGTTCCCAACTTGGCATCCACGGTGTTCGGCGTCATCCATCCCGCCAAGCTCGATTGCGCCGTCAGCGTGTCCGCCACGCCCCGCGCGTGCCGCATCCCCGACGATTCCACATCCTCCGCCCTCGGCGTTCCCCGTCCCGCCAGTTTCGCTTCGCCTGGAAGCCGGAGGTTTAAGGTGTAGGGCTTCCCGTCCGTGTTCCGGTTGCCGTAGCTGTACTCCACACCCCGCGAATCGCTCACTGTCGGCGTTCCCCACCCGGCCAACAGCGCGACCGTCTTGCGGCTGCTGTCGCTGCTCCCCGCGGCATTGTTCCCGTTCTGCGCCGGGGTCTGCGCCATCGGCGTCGGCCATCCCGCCAACATCGCCACATTCTCCAGGCACACCTGTGCTTTGCTGCCGTCCGGCTTCCGGCCTGTCGCCGTCGTCTCCGCCGGTTGCGATCTGCCGCCGTTCGGCGTGTTGGGTGTCGGCCACGACGCCAGTTGCGCGGCATCGTCCAGGTTCGACCGCTCCCCGTACCGCTGCGCTTGGCCTCCGCCGTGACCGTCCCGGCTCTGTGTGGTCGGCCACCCAATAAAGCCGCTTCCTGATGTGGGGCGCCCCGACACTGCAAGCCCCAAGTACCGCCGCCCCGCAGGCGTAACCCGCGGCTTCCAGGTCTCCGAAAACAAGATCGAGCCACCCGAAGCCAACCGCCGCTTCAACTTGCTCGCCAATGATTGCTGAAAACTCGCACTCGCGGATGAGCCGAAACCACGTCGGCCAAAGGTGTCGCGGATCATCGAAGCCTGCACCGCCGCCGGCCGCTGAGAAGCTCTGGCAGGGGCATGACCCTGTTGCGATGGGCCTGTCATCGGGCCATCCGGCGAGGCGCAACGCGAGGCTGAATCCACCGATGCCGGCAAAGAAGTGGTGCTGGGTGTAGCCGCGCAAATCGTCGGCTCGAACATCGGCAATTGATCGCTCATCCACATCTCCCGGCGCGATCGCGTGCGCCTTTATCAACTCCCGCAACCAGGAGGCCGCACCGGCGTCATGCTCGTTGTAGTAGGCGCGGCTCATGCCACCCTCCGGCCTGCTGTACACTGGCCCGCATGAGCACCTACAAGCGCCCCGGCTCCAAGCAGTGGTGGTACCGATTCAACTTCGGCGGCCATCGCATCCAGGCCAGCGCCAAGACCACCAACCGGCAGGCCGCCAAAGACATCGAGGCAGCGCACAGGCTGAGGCTGGCCCACGGCGTGGCCGGGATCGTGGACCGGGGTGATGCCCCGACGTTCAAGACGTTTTCCCGGCTGTTTTTGGATGATGTCGAGCTTCGCCGCCCGCGCTCCCTCCGGTTCTACCGCCAGCAGGTCGCCTACCTGTTGGCCTTCCCGGCGCTGAACCGCGCCAACCTTGGCGACATCCGGGCGCCGCTGGTTGCCCGGTACATCGCTTGGCGGCGGAAGTCGGTCGGGATCGCCACCACCAACCGGGCACTGGCGACCCTGCGCCGCATCCTGAGGCTGGCGGCCGAGCGGGAGCTGATCGCAGCGGCGCCCGCAGTGAAACTGCTGCCCGGCGAGAAGCCCCGCGAGTTCGTCCTGAGCCGCGCCCAGGAGGCCGACTACTTGGAGGGCTTTGGCGAGCCCATGCGCACCGCCTTGGTCCTGATGCTGGAGACCGGGATGCGCCCCGGCGAGGCCCTGGCGCTCCGGTGGGCCGACGTCCACCTTGGCCACCAGGAAGGCCCGTACCTCGCGGTGCGGCGCGAGACGGCCAAGCGCGACAAGGCCAGGGCTATTCCGCTGAGCCGCCGGGCGGCGGCGGCGTTGGAGGCGCTGGATCGCACCGGCCCCCATGTTTTCGGGGAGCGGCGCGCCCAGGCGTTGAGCCGCCTCCAGAAGCGCAGCCGCCGGGTCCGCAAGTCGCTGGGGCTGCCCGATTTGGTGCCGCACTCCATGCGCCACACGGGCCTTACGCGCCTCGGTGATGCCGGAGTCGATGGCTTCACCATCGCCAAGATCGCGGGCCACGCCAGCGTCACCACCACCCAGCGGTACGTTCACCCCGTACCGGAGTCCCTCCGGCGGGCCGTCGAGCGGGCCGAGTCCCTGGCTACAGTTTTGGCTACAGTGGGTGCGCCGAAGCTGCCGCGCAAGCGACCGTCCAAGGCTGCAGGTTGTTGATTTTAGGATGTTTATGAATGGAGCCGACGTCCGGGCTTGAACCGGAGACCTGCTGATTACGAATCTGAATCCGGGGGTTCCGGGCGGTAGTGGGGTGGCGCGGTTCATGCAGGAAATTCAATGGTTTTCGCGCGTTTCGGCTGATCGTCCCGTACGCCACCTTGCGCCACCGTTGCTACAGTTTTGGCTACAGGCGGTTCCGTGTGGGCCGCAATGAACCGCTCGATTTCGCGGGCGTCCACCCGTATGGCGTCACCGACTTTGACGAACGCGATATTCTTCCTGTCGATCCGCCAGTCCCGCAAGGTGGACTCGCGCATGCCGAGCGCTCGGGCCGCTTCCCCGATGGTTAGGAGTTGGGGGATTTCGATCATTGGGGCGCCTTGGTGTCGCCGGCAACCGGCAGCGGCGGGAGTTCGCGCCAGTGGGTTACCGTGCGCCCGAACATACTGGAGTTGCTGATCCACCGCCCATCCATCATGATCTGCGCGACGGCGCCCCCGCCGCGTTGCCGGTCTGAGATTAGCGTGCTCTCAAAGAAAACGAGAACATTTTGATGGAGGCTCGGCAACCGCTCGCTCACCGGAATCCAGCCGTTCAGCGGGTCCGCGCGTTCGGCTTCGGTTATGGCGGCGGCGACGATTACACGCGCCTGAGCGTACTGTAGCTCGCTCAGTCCTTCGATACCATCGAGGACCACGCGCAGTTGTTTCGTGGTCAGTTCTGCGTTGCCGTTTGCCATTACTGCACCCTCCCCATGGCCAACTGGGCCGCCAACCCCTCGGCAAGCTCACGGACGCCGCCACGGCCAGCCTGCAATGCGCGCTGGGCATCCTGGATCGCGTCCGCCAGCCGGTATTCCTCGCAGAACCGCTTCTGAAGCCAGACTTCCTCGGGGGTGCCCCAGGCGGACTGGATCGCGTCGGGTCCGCCGACGCGCCGGAGGGCCGATTCAGTGCGGGGTTGGAGTGGCTCGATGGGACGCGGTGCCTTGCACCACGGCCCGTAGGAGGTCGCGTTAGTCCAGCCCAGGTGGCCGGTGGTCGGGTTGCGCAGCCGCGCCCGATACAGCGTCACCCACGCCTGCACCGCGTCCCAGGCGGCCAGTTCTTCGGCCCGCACGGTCTCGGCAGCACTGGGAGCCGGACAGCCGGCGAACTCGCGGAGTTCCGCGACCGTGGGCATGAACCGGCAGGAGTTCAGCGCCTTGGAGGCTGCCGCCTTGAGAGCATCGGCGGGAAGCTCAGCGAGGCCACCAGCCATGAACTCCAGCGTCTCTGGGCTGAACGGCTTGCCGCCGTTCTGGCGCGGCAGCGCGTCACTTAGCGCCAGCAGCACTTGCAGCGCGAGTTTCGATCCGCTCAAGCGCGATTGCGGCGTTGCGGCGGTTTTGGTCAGCGACTGATTCGGCATGGTTTCCTCCACGGGGCGCGAACTTTGGGGCGTTTCTGAGCCATGTCCGAAGTGCGGCGGCCCAGTCCTTGAACACCGAGCCCTTGGCCCGGTGATAGTCAACAAATGCAACGAGTTGCGTGTCAAGATCGAGGCCGAGTTCGGCCGCTAGGCGTTCATGTGAAGCGTCGTGGTGAAACTCGGATGGAAGCGCGCTGGCGCGCCCAACATCACCACGTTTTTTGTGGTGTTGTTCTAATGGAATTGGAAATGGAAATGAAGAGGGCGGGGACATTCCGGGGACATCAATGGGGACATCGTGCGGACACGACGGGGAATTACTGGAGACATTCACAGTCTTGTCTCCAGCGCTTCTCTGCCCTGACTTATTGCGCGCCCAACGTTCACGCTCAGCCTCGTCTCGTACCATACGCCGGCTAAAGATCACGTTCTTTTCCGTAACGCTTGGGACGCCGGCACGTCGCAACTCCGCCAAAAGGCGCCGTACCTCCGGGAGGGGCGCACCAACTGAGCGGGCGATTTCCACCTCGCTGAACGGGGCACCGCCGGTCGCCAAATGGCCGTAGGGGGAGCCATCGTTCATGTCACACATAATCTCCACCCAGAGGCCGCGCGCCGCGAGAGAGCAGCGATGGAGTGCAGAATCACTGCGCCAATCGGCAGGGCAGAACCGGATGAATGGGCGTTTAGGCACCTAATTGACTCGCTCCTGTTGTCGGCACGTTTCCAGGTAGAAGTGAACCCGTGAGCAGTCGATACAGTACGGCGTTGTATCGGAATGGGAAATGGCCGGTCCAAACGCTGGGTACCCGCACGCCGAGCAGGTTGGAACCTTAGGCTTGTGAAGCGCGGACGAGCCAAATGTCTCTACTTCGTGGCAGCGCCGGCAGAGAGTCTCCAAGTCCGCGTCGATCTCGCGCCCTATCCTGGCGTAGCTGGCATGGTGGACGTGAAGATCCTGGTCGTAGGCAAGGACTGCGGCCCACCGTGGCATCTCGCACCGATTACATGCGTCATGTGTTGCGATAAACAGGCGCTTGCGCTCTCTCCAGACCGGGCCTGCAATGTATTCCCTGTATTCGGTTTTTGTCATCTAACGTTTCACCTTTTCCGCCCCCGACTTGCACCCGGCGTGCAATTCAACAAACGCCGTCATGATCTTGGCCAATGGCGGCAGTGCCATCGGCAGCTTGACTTGCAGCGTCCCTCCGCACCTCTCGCACAGGCCAACTTTGTCGCCGTCGCCCGGTGTGACCACCCAACTAGCCTTCACAGACCGCCTCCTCGACCGCGTGCCGCCGCTGCGCCCGCTTGCACGGCAGGCAAACGCCACTCGCCGCCGTCCACACGCCGGTTTGTCCAGCGTCCAGGCGCGATACCCAGCCCTTGTGTGAGCGGCACCACACGTGGCCAGCCGCAACCTCGCGCTCATACTCGGCAGGCGTGATGCCGCGCTGGCGGGCGATCTTGCGGATGCGGTCATGGCGCATCTGGTCGTTCATTGGGTGCGCTCCACCAGCGCCATCCCCCGGCGCCGCACCCGCGCCCCCATCTCCGCATACCGGCGCCGCTGCTCAGTCGCGGCAGCGTCGATCCGCTCCCGGTCGATCCCGGTGACCGCGGGCACCACGGCTAGGGGCTCTACCGTGCGGTGGAAGGCCAGGGTTGCCCCGTAGAGGATATTGGGCCGCTCACGGCCACAGTTGGCGCACCGGAGGTGCAGGGTGCCGTCTGGGTGGCGGCTGGGGAGTTCTTGGACGTGGCGGCACCACAGTAACGCGATCAGGTCCATCGTTAGCGCCCCTTCGCGTCCACGCCGTCAACTAAGACGGTGAGGCGGTAATTCAGCGTTTCTCTGCCAGCGAAGTTCTTGAGCAGCGACACCGCCAGTTGTTTCGCCAGCGGGCTGTTCTTTTTTGAAAGCTCGGCGGCGAGGTGGGTTTCTAGTTTCCCGCGCATCTCGTCCACCTTTGAGGTGAGGGCCTTTTTCACGGCATCGCGGATGACGCTGCCAAGCGCCCAATCGATCCAGCGCGGTGCGGCGTCCATCTGGTAGCGATCCGTGACCGGCGATCCGTTGGAGTTTACCTTGACGTTGAGCACCGACGCGATTAGCGCGTCAACGGCTGGCTTGTAGCCTTCGAAGGACCGGAGGACGGCATCGCGCACATGCGCCTCGATGATCGGCTGGATCACGTCTTGCGGAATTTGAAGGGTAGGCAGTTTGTTGTTTTCCATGTTGTCCTCGATGTTTTATTTTTCCCAGCGGCAGGAGATGCTCATGCGCGGCCTCGTTTAAGCGGGAGCTTCGTCGCTAATCTTCGTTCAATGCGGTCGAGCGTCTGCGCGATCCGCTCGAACGAGAGAATGAAGTCGACGAAATAGCTTTCTTGAAGGTTGCGTATTGACTCCACCATTTCCGCCGTTGCCTGTTCGTGGCTCCGGTTGCCATCGCGCGGACCAAGGTGGTTAAACATCGGCCGCGAGAATTTCCCGTTGCGTTGGATGTCGCTGCGGCTCATACCGTCTCCTTGATCCCGGTCAGGTCGTTGCCCTTGGCCAGGTGCAGGTCATGAATCGCCCGGATCGCCATCGCCGCGATCTGGACAAGTTCAACCCGCATGTTGTCCTCGTCGCGCATGGAGCGGCGCTTGCGGCACTGCTCCCAGAACTCGTCCAGTTCTTCGAGAATCACCGCGTAGGCCTCATGAGCGGAGTGCATGGGCGCGTGCAACGCCATCGCCCGCAGAAGCTCGTCCCTGACCTGCTGGATAGTGCCGTCTAAGACGTTGGTGTTCATGCTACCCCCTCGCTGTGCCACCGCTTGTTGTGCCTCGGCAGGCACTCAAAGCAGACGTTCACCTCGCAGGAGTCGGCGGGGCAGGGGGGAATCGTGCCCGTGGCCTTGCACTCGTAGCAGCGGGGCTCGGACGCGAACTTATCCCGGACCATTGCGACCACCTGTGGAGACGCCGCGTGGAACATTCGATGCCGTTCCTGGCACTCTCCCAAATGGAGAATCGACGCGCAGCGCGGCTCATGGCATGGGGCCGCGTTGTCGCTTCCCAGTACCGGGAGGCCGCAACCCGCGCAATGGCGCACCGCCGACGCGGTTGCCCCCATGGCATCAATCTCGGGCGCGTCGGTCCCGATCTTCGGCGTCCGCGTGCGCTTCTTCTGGGCCTCGGCAATGCGCTTTCGGCCGCTGGGTGATTGCGGCGCCCCCAGGGCCGTCATGGCCGCTTGCAGGCGCTCGATCTCGCCTTCGATTTCGGGGACGCGCGATGCCGCTTCCTTGGCGGTCACAAGGTCCGCCTCGGAGGTCTGGAGGTCATCGCGCAGTTGCTCAATGAGTTTGGTTAGGTCTGCCATGGTTAGCCTCGAAAGCTGGTGTTGGCGTCGGGGTAGGCTTCGACGCCAGGGATGTTGGTCGCGCCCTTCATGGCGCGAACGACGCCGCCGATCTTGACCTCATCGACCATGAGGAACTCGCGCGGGATCAGCCCACCGTTGGTGATGCGGAATTTCCAGGTGGTCCGCGTGACCGCGCCCTGAACCTGCGCGACCGTGCTGGCCACGATGACCGGCGCAGCCGGCGGCATCTCGACAAGAGTGGGGGCGCTGACGATGGCCTCGGCAAGGTCATCGTCGCCAATCTCGGTAGCGGCCAGGGCTTCGTCAAGCTGGCGATCCTCGGCCTCCCGCCGGAGCCGCGCGGCTTCCGCCGCTTCCTTCTCGCGCTGCTGCCGGTCGAGTTCGGCCTGCAACGCGAGCCGCTTGCGCTCTTGCGCTTGGTCGTAGCCCCCGATCGAGCCAGCCAGGAATCGCTTGGCCTTGTCGAGCGGCTCCCAGACCTCGGCCTTCTTGGCCAGGGCCATGCGGTGCGACGCCAGGGCGGCCGCGATGATGGGGTTGAAGGTCGCGTCCACCTGCTTTTGCACGGCGGTGATGGTTTTGCCCATCTCGGCGGCGGCGACGCGCTCGTCGTTGTTCGTGATCTTGATGGCAAGGGCTTGGGTCGCCAAGTCCCGAGATTGGCGCACGATTGCGGTATCGGGCGCGGGGATGGGTTGGGCTGCCATGGGTCTCCTATGGGTGGTTTTGCTTCCAGCACTCCAGCGCCAGTGCCCAGCGCCAGACGTGTTCATCGAGCGGGAAGATAAAGCTGAACGTTTTGAAGGTGCCGTCGCCGGGAAGATGAACCACAACGCGGCGGCGATGGATGCCGTCCTGCCGGAATAGCGCCAGTTCGTAGGCGGCAAGCTGAATCGACCAAGAGCGCGACGGCTGGCCGGTCTTGATATCGAGTACGCATGGTGGCCGCGACCGTGCGCCAAGCTCCCCCTCGCGGTCCAGACACCAGCCGTACCGCTGGCCGTCTATCTCCGCGACGCCCCGGTGCTCGATCAGGCGCGGGACAAACGCAGTTGTCTTGCGGAACTCGATCCAGCCCGCAAGGTAGGGCTCGACCGCTGTGCCCGCGATACTTTCCCATTCGAGGTCATCCTGATCGTAGGCCTCGGTCGCTTGGTGGACCGCCGTGCCCAAGTCCTTGGCATACTGGAGTCGCTCGTACGGAACCATGGAGAAGTCGGAGACCCCCACCGCCTCAAGGACTTGGGTCACGCTCGGCACCGTGACACCATCGACGGCGTAGCGGTGCTCCAGCGGGTCGAAGGTGAACGCGATGGGCATTAGAGAGTCTCTGAAACGTAAAGACGGGCAAGGTCGCGCCAGAAGTCCCGTTCCGCATCGGTCGCGTAGTTCCAACCGCTAAATTGCAGGTCGGTAGTCGCTTGATGGTGGTAATACATGCGGGTCGCGGTTTCGGAGTCCAGTCGCGTGCGCATCTCGTCAACGTCGCGCCGCAGCCGCTCGCACTCGTTTTCCAACTCCTTGATGCGATGCGGCGCGTCGAACGCTTTCGCCAACGTTTTCTGGTCCATGGGGGTGCCCAGCATTAGAAGTCCAGTTGCGTGCCAGCGGGCGCGGCCACGGTCGCGGGCTCGGCGTCAAGGTTCTCGGGCTCGGCGGGGATGTCGATGACGGGCGCCGGCGCCGGCGGCGCGGAACGCCTCGCAACGACCGGGATGGCCGGTTTCGTCTCGGCGTCAGCCCGCTGAACGGCATCGCGCGCCTCGTCCTCGTCCTGGATGCCGCCGAAACCGAACGCGTACCGAGCGCACTGGCTCAGCGCCTTGTGCCGCATCATCCGGTGGGGCATCTGGCGCCAGGGCTCAGTGTCGCGCTTGCACTCGGCGTAGTATTCCGTGATCTCCATGGGCCGTGCCCGGTCCTTGCGGTAGATCGTGCAGGTCGCGGAGTACGGCTTGCCCGCCTCATCCACCTCCTCGGAGACCACGAAATAGTCGAGCTGCTCTTGCCGGTTGACCAGCTTCACCCAGCCATCAACCCCGACGATGGGCATGACGCCGCCGCCCTTTCCGGGAAAGGCGTAGATCTCTTTCAGGAAGGGGTTAAGGCCGTACTGGTGCGCCACTGCGACAAACGCGGCGAGCTGCTCATTGGTGGCCTGCCCGCTGGGGAAAATGGTTTTCTTGAGCGTGTCGGCCAGCACCACGCGATCCATGTGGTACGCGGCCGCCATCAGGCTCAGAATGCTGTTGTCGTTTACGGGCGCTGGTTGCGCCTGTGGCGTTTTTATCATTTGTTGCGGCATCATTTCTCCTTGTTCAGCGAATCCTCGTAATCAGGCGCATCCTCCGGCTCCGTCTTCCAGCACCTGCAAACGCTGAACGGCCTACCGCAAGTCCAGCAGCGGCTGGGGCCGTCCATCTCGTCATCGACGTGCTGGAGCGTGATGTGCTCGGGCAGGTTCCAGGCCATTACTTTTCTCCGGCGTCCCGGCGCAGCGAGACGATGACGGCGTGGTCGCCGTCTTTCCTGGTGTTAACGCGTAGTCCAGCCCGGTTGAACGCCATGTGGATCATCTGGCGGAGACTGTTAAAATTCGTTGCGTCGTCCTCAACGCGGATGCCCTTGCCGAATGGAGTGGCCTTAAGGCGTTCGATCAATTCTTTCCATTTCGAGCGCCGAGTTCCAGGCGGCGGCACCGCGACCTCAGTAAATGTCATTGCCATTCGATTTCTCCTTTTCTACGGATCAGGCGTTCCAGCTCATTGGATTGGCCCTGCCATAGTCGGTAAGGCGGCGTTCTGCAAAATCGCCTCGCCCATCCTCACGGCCTCGCTCACCACCTCGTTGAGGCACGCGCCCCGTCTGATGACGAGGGTCGCAGCAGATGCGCCCGCTGCAAACAACGCGGCATCCCGCAAACTCGTTTGCGAAAGGCCAGCCTCGGTTAGCCTCTTGTCGAGGCGCATCAACTCCTCGTACAGCGTGTTTGCCATCAGCGCGCCCTCCGGTTCTTGCGCCGCAGATGCGGACAATCAGGGAACACCATGGCGTAGATCGAGAACGCTAGGCCGAGGGTGGCGAGGATCAGGATTGTGAGGTTCATTCGAACCACCACCGACACGGCATCACTATCGCAACCGGCGTATCGCCCTGCGAGAAAACAACGGGCTCCTCTCGCCCCGCGACAAGAGCCTTGGAATCTGGGAAAAGGAAACGAACGAGTTGAAGTTTTTCCTTATTCAGCGCGGCTTCTCCAACGCGAACCATGGCTGAATCTTCAAACTGCGTTACCATTTCAGCGGTGCGCGGTCTCGCCACTTCTCGATCCCACAGCTTGGCGATATTGCATGCGATCCCGCCGCCTTCGTTTGGCGTCAGGAGCGAGTTCCACAAATAGGGCGCAAGCGCATCGAGCGCTGCCCTCGGAAAGAGAGTATGACCGTCGGTGATCCAGTCATCCTCCTGGGAAATGTTTCCCTGCCACGACCTGAAACAACGCAGATCGCGTACTCCCAATTCCGTCGTGAAGTCGCTCATGGCTGCACCTCTGCCCGTTTCCGGTCCCGCTTCCTCGCCTCGGCCTGCATCGCCCGGAAAGCCGCGGTCCTGTAGGCGTACGTGCGTGTCGCGTGGAAGTTCGGCGGCTCGTAGTCCTTGCCATTGCGGTCAGTGCAGCGCTGGCCGGGGAACGATCCGCAGAATGAGCAGTCGATGTCCAGCGGGGATTCCATTACGCACACCTGCGCTGACGCTGGGCTGCAATCCTGGCTTTCGCGCGGGCCTTCTTGCGGGCGAGACGCGCGCGCTTCATCGCCCGGCGCCCGAGCACGATGGGCTCGCCGTTGTTATGGCGCAGCTTCATGCGTTCGGGCCAGAACTTGCGTTTCAGGCCGGACGGCTTTTTTGATCCGCCCTTCGGAACAGACGGGCCGATAGCGAGCGCCGCAACCATCGAACGGAGTGAATCGATCATCTTCATTACGCACACCTCGCCGGGCGACGCGGAGGGTTAGGACGCGCCGCCCGGATTGCCCGCGTCTCGGACTGAGGTAGGAATTTCGCCCCCGGCTCGCCAAGGGAACGAATTACACCAATCGCAGCCTTCCAGTTCTTCCCGCACGCGATCCATGCTCCATGTATGGCGTCGAGACTTTCAGCCAACACGGCGGACGGGCACGCAAGCGGCTCCGCCTCGATGATTTCCGCCAGCTTGCGCTGGCGCTCGTCGTTGAGGGAGGTGCCGTACTTGCGCTGCGTGGACACGTTAGACGGACTCCTTGGCGCGGTCGGCCTCGGCGGATTCGGCCAGGGCGAGCAGCGCGTTGGCGGCCCTTACCGCCGCCCTCGGATCAAGCCACTCGTCCGAGTGGTTGCACAGCTTCACCGCGCCCCAGAACACCCGCTCAGCCCGCCGTTCGGCAGCGTCGGGGCCGACAGCAGGCGCCGCGTTGACGGTGCTCATGCCAGAGACGAACGGAAGCGGAGCCGTTGGAGGATCGGGCGCGACGGCCTCGAAGCGGGAGCACCGGCAATCTGGCAAATAGCACATATGCGGTTCTGGCCCCCCGGTGTGGTCGAACGCCGTGTGCCCGCACTTGCAGAGCGGGAGGGTCATGCCGCCGCTCCATCCTTGGGCGCGACCGCCGCGAGCTTTTCCCGGATCGCCTTGCGGGCGAATTCCGAGAGCGTCAGCCGGATGCGCCGGGCCGCGCGGGCAATCTCGCGCTTTTCGGCCGGAGTGAATCGCATCGCCACTTGGACTGATTGTGTGTTTGACTTCATGTCAGACGCTACGTTACACGCAGTGTTTGGCTGAAGTCAAGATAATTTTTGGAGGCGGCGCAATTATTTTTGCGCTATGCTGTGTCAGACATGGGACGCGACTGGAACCCTAACAAAACAGTACAGATAGCCTTCCGGGTTCCGGTCGCGGAGAAGGCGCAGGCGGAGTTGTTTGCCCGTGAGAGCGGCTACCACAGCCTCTCTGACTGGATTCGGACGCTCATGCGGGAGGACATCGCGAAGAGCGGCCAATCTAGAAAAAAGGGCAATCAGGGCCGATGAGAGGTAAGCTGTTGGGATGGCCGGAGGGCAAAAAGCCATGATCGGAGTCGAGGTAACGACGTGAAGGACCTGCTGAAGGAACTCTTGATCTTGGCGCTTTTCGTGGTGGCGGCGGTCCCGATGGCCTACGAGTTAAACCGCATGGGCGCATCCGGCTGGGTCGCTCTCCTTCTGCCCTGCGGTATCGAGACCGCCGTGGTCGTGGCAGTGTTTTTTATCCGCAGTGCCGTTGCGGACACGGAACGTGCCCTGGCGCAGACCGAGTTGTTGCGAGGCGACCTTAAGGAAATGAAGCAACGCGTTGACGACATCGCGCGCACGCTGCCGTAGGCGGCTCAACGGGCCGCGCCGCCCTATCCCAATCGCTGGAGCCGGGCGCGGCGGAGGTTTGCAGGGCCGGTTAGGCGGTGGGCGTGGTGGCCTGCGCCGTGGGGATCGCCGCCGGTGCCGGAATGGCCCCAACCTTGCCGAACGTGGTCCAGATGTTCTTGAACGCCGACACGCTCACAGGATCGAGCAGGACTTTCACGCCCTCCGTCTGGGCGGCGGCAAGCCACGTTTCCAAATCCTGGCCGCTCTTGCTGAACGCCCCGAGAAACGAACCCATGAGGGCCGACACGTTGTTGGCCACGACCACCGCACCGCCACCGCCGAAAGCCCTAGCGATGGCTTGGCCGAGCGGCGACTGGATCACCGTGATGGCGTCGGCGGCGACGGTTTCAGCGACGGGCAGAGCCTGCTTGACGATCCAGGCAAACGCGTGTTCGACCCCGGTGAATATTTTTCCGAAGAAGTTCATGATGTGCTCTTTTCTACCGGCGCGGCCGGCGCGGTTAGGGTCTTGTGGGCATGGCGCAACTGCTGGATCAGCATGTATACGTCTCGGGGGGTGATGCGCTCAACCGGCAGCAGATTGGGGAGAGTCAGGACGCCCGCGACCTCCAATGCTCGGGCCTGCAACTCGGAGCAAAACCACGCTCCCGGTGCGCGCCAATCGCGCTGGCCGAGACCGAAGCTGAGGATGGCGCGCCAGTCGTAGGGCGCGCCAAGTTGATCGGCAAGGAATCGCCAGAACCCATCGACCTGATCAGGGGTCGCCGGGATCGTCCAGGTCTCGGACCATTTGACGCCGCTGTAGCACGGCTCCGCCATGGACCGGACCCGGACCCCGCCCCTGAGCATCGCGCCCAGGGAGTCGCGCCCGTCGATCACGGCCTCGCAATGGCTCCAGCAACAACGCGTTCCAAATTGGATAACGCGGGAGTCCCACGCGCGGCCCTGCACAAAACGGAGTTGGATTTCAGCTTCCATTACTTGTTCACGGTTCTGCTTCCGATGTACTGGCTGAGGTCGCCACTGAGCGCGTGGAGTGCACCGTACAGCCACGTATACGCCAAGCTCGCGTTTGGGGGAGGATCGGGCATCGAGCTGACGAAGGCGCTGAAAATGTAGAATGCGATCAGCGCATCGGCGCCATGGGCTTGGATGAAATTGAACATAGCTGCCACCTAAAGCTCGCAAAACATGGTCGAGACCTCGCACCCCAGCGCCCTTGCGAGTGCCGCCGCGTAGCCGGCTGGGTCGTTGGAATCGCTCGCGGGAGCGTAGCCGGGCCAGCCGCGGGGCTGCCCATCCCCGGCGATAAAAGCCGCGAGTGACTGGCCTGGCCAGCGGGCCGCATGGTTGGCGAGGTCCATCTCAAGCTTGGCGCGGCCAGTTTCATAATCAGGGAAGACCGAGAAACCCCCATCGTCAACCGGATAACCGGGCCAGTCGCGCAAATCTCCGGGGTTGCAATTGCGCGTCGGCCGCGCTTCTGGAGGGCCGTAGCCTTCCTCGTGCTGAATCGCGTCCGCGAGTTTGCGCAGGTTGTCGTCGATCATGTTATTTCCTGCGCCGCCCGAACCCCAGCTTGCGCCTGATCTCCGCTTCCTCCAGCTTCGCTGGAAACCCGAGAGCTGCGCGTACGTGCGCTTCCGTAGGCTTTTCCCCATGGGCCATGTGGTTAAATACGCTAGCGCGCAGCACGTCCAGATCTTGCCGGATGGGTTCAAGCTCCTGATGGATAACGGCCCGGAGCACCCAGAGGCAGACTGAGCCAAGCAGCGTTGCGAGTGCCACCAACGCCCCGACGCCAGCCCAGAATGTAACCGTGAAGGTCATGTTAGTTTTGTACCCAATTGACCGTGCTGGTGTCGGTGCCGCTCGTGCTCGTGATGGTGAAGCCCGTTCCTGCAGTCTGCGAGCTAACGCGAAGAAACCCCGGCGTGCCCCCTGAAGTCCCGAGCGTGAGGGCGATAACCCCGGTGGTCACGCACGCGTTTGAGACCGTGACGGCACCCGCGACCATGGCGGCGGATGTGCCGGAACAGCCGTTCGCGAGCACCGCAACCGTGGTCTTGCCCGTCAGTGTGGGGCCAGCCGAAGTGACGAGCGTCCCGCCGGTGCCCGTCTGCCCGGTGAGCGCGGTGCCACCGTTGATCGACACGCTTGGGGCCGACACCGCGCCACCAAACGCCGCCGCTAGCGTTGTTGGGGTGAACGTCAGCGCCGATGTGTTCGTGGAAAAGTCACACAACGACGAGGTGTTTTGATTGAGCAGCAGTGACCCGCCGGAGTTGACCAGCCGCCAAAGGCCACCGACGCCGCACGCGGTTCCGGTGCTCCGGTCCCACAATCCAGCGTTCGCGTTCGCCGAGATCTGCGGATCGCCGTTCGTGGCGTCGAACACTAACGGCGCGGGCGACGTCAATAGGTCGTTGTCGTTGCCGTACTCCCGCACGTTGGTTGCGGCCCCGATGTTGTACTGGCCGGTGGTGTTGCCCTGGGACTTGTTTCCGGCGAGAAGGATGTCATCGCCAGCGTTCAGGTTGAAGCCGTACCGGCCGCAACCTTCGGCCGTGTTGCCGGTGAAATTCACATTGCTGATTGATGTGGCGTCGCCGCCGCCGTTCCATGTGAAGTAACAATCCTGGGTCGCCGCGCCCGTGCCGGTCACAACGCTGCCGGTGACCTGAACGTTTTTGGCCGACCGCACCATGATCCCGGTGCTGCCAGCGGTGTTGCCGGGCTGAACCTGGTTGCCGGTCACCGCGATGTCATGGGTCGCCTGCCCGACCTCGATCCCGGTGTCCGCGTTTCCATGTACGCGGTTGTGGGAGATGACGCCGTAGCCGGTGCCGAACGTGCCGCTACTCAGGCTCCCGATGACGAAGATGCCGTCGGCCACGCCCGAGCCGCTCACGTCATTGTCGATGATCGAGAAATACTGCACCTGTGCGTTGGGCGGTGTGTTCCCGAGGATGATACACGACCCGTGGACCGCGATGGCGATGACGTTATGGGCGATCAACACATTGGAGCTTGTGCCGAAGACCCCAATGCCGTGTGTGTAGCAGTTCTGAATTGTCGCGTTCTCGATGCGAACGCCCGTTACCGAGGTAAGGGCCACGCATGACCCGGAGGTTTCGTTGGCGTCGTTCCCGTCGATCGCAAGGTTCGACAGTTCGATATTGCTGGCGCTGGACGCGGTGACGAAATCGGCATCTACGCCGACGTTGGCCTTTAGGGTGCTGCCGAGCAGGCCGCCGAAGCCGGTGAGCTTGCAGTTCGATGGGATGGCAATCGCCGCGCTCATCGTAACGCCTGCGGGCAGAATCACCCAGCCGGGCGCCGTTCCGTTGCAGGCGGACGAAATCGCCAGCGCCAAAGTGGAGAATTGGTCGGCAAACCTCACCTTCTCAATATTTGGCGACAGTATGCTGGAGCCGGCCGCGCCGCTTAAAAGTCCATGGTTGACGGTTGTGCCGAACAGGTCGCCGTTTGTCATCTGGTTGGTGCCGGTGGACGGCAACGCAATAGCGCTCGCGCTCAAGGTCGCGCCAATGTTTTGGCTCGCTCCCGTCATCGTTATGAGGACCGTGAAGCAAACCGACTGCTGGCCACTGATGCGCTGCGAACAGATCGTCCACTGCCATTGCGATGGCGCCGGGGTGATTTGGTTGTTGTCCGCCACGACCGTCGTAAACTGGCCTGCCGAGTTCATCGCGCCCACAACGGTCGTTTGGAAGGTCGAGCCGTTTAGGAGCGGCAGTTGGCTGATCCCGGATTGGTTAACCCAGACGCCTTGAAACGTCCCGTTGGCATAGGCGCGGCCAAACGGGTCAACGACCGTCGCCGAGACATTAACCTGCTGGGCGTAGCCGAGCGACGAAAGCAGCGCGACTCCGAACGCGATACCGCGAAACGCCCGTAGTGTCTTTTGTTTGCGGTTCATACTTGGTTTCCGTTTGACGTAGTGCTCATTGCGCGCAGGTCCCCGCAATCGGCGCAGCGGTGAAATTACCGCTGCCCATCAGATACTCGGTCTCGCCGGTCATGCAGCTCGTCCATTGGGTCGCGGGGGCGGTTCCCCCGAGTTTGGCCGCTACGGGCGCGGCAGTGGCAAACCACGTCTGCGCATACTGCCCGGTCACGGTCGCGCCGGCGTTGGTGATCGAGTAGGCGCACGCGAGCTTAGGCGCGGGCGGCGGGCACGGCACGGTTGCCACCGGGGATCCAGTGACGCGTGCGGTGGCCATGAGGTCGAGCACCACGGCGTCAATCGGGTAGCCGGCGTTGGCGTTCGATCCAGTCGCGGCCCCGAGCGTGAGGCCCGCGACAACCGGCCCGCTCGCGTAGAGCGTCCTGACGGTCGAGCCGAGCGCGGTCGAGCCCGACGGGACGGTCCACGTCTGCCCGACCGCCGCGTTGAAGCAGGCCAGTAGAAGATCATCAGGATTGAGATTGACCAGCCCTGCCGATGGGCTCGGCGTGGTGCTCACGGCCACGTTGGACACCGCCCCGATGCCCGCCGCCCCGCTGTACTCCAGCGCGACGGCGGAGAGGTCAACCCCGCAGCAGGCCGCGACCTTGATGGTATCGGCACCGCCCTTGATCGCGGCCGCGTGGAAGGCGAACAGGTAGGCCCCGGTGGCCGTGCTGCCGAGCCCGGCGGCATCTTTGACGTAGACGTTCCCCTGAGTGTCGCTCAGCGCCGTGGGACCGTAAGTGATTGAGGTCCACGAGATGAGCACCACGACGGTATTGCCCGCAGTGGTGTTGTTCGGGAAAACGAGCGTTCCTCCGGCTCCAGGCGTACCGGCAACGGACTGCACCAGCACGGGCGCGGCCGCGCACCATGCGGCGAGGGCGACGGCCAACAGGATGGTCTTGAGCGCCTTCATTAGTTCGACCCGAACGTATCCGGCCCCAGCAATTCCAGCGGGGCCTCCGGCCTCAGTGCGCGGTCAGGCCGATCCATGTCACCTTGCCACTCGTCGCCGCTAGCGTTGGCGGCGTGATATTGGCCGGGCATGTTCCACTCAGTCCCGTCTCGAAGGTGTAATTGATATAATTGGCAGGATTCCCAATGCCGTTAAAACCTCCAGCTTCCGCCGCTGTTAGGCCGCCGCCAGCGCTCGTCACCACGCCGAAAAAATAATCTCCGGCGCTGACACTGATCGGGCCACCTGTGACCGGAATCCAGTCGATTGCGTCGCCCTGCGTAGTGCGCGGAGCGGCTGCAACGAGCGTTCCAGTCGCGTTGAATAGACAGACCGACCACGCCGCATTTCCCGCTCCGGCTTGCGCATCCACGGCAATCTTGGAGAGCGATATCGCCGCAGGGAGCGACACCGAGAACAGGGCGAGGGCACCATCCGTGAAGGCCGTCGGCGTGCCGTTTCCGATGGTGTCGTTCTGCATGAAGCCTACGGTCGAGCCTCCGCCGCTTATCGTGGCCCATTTGCCGTCGCCTTCGAGGTAGGTGTTGCTGCCGGGCGTTCCGGTCGCGCTGATGCCGCTCACCGGAAGCCCCGTCGCATTGGTCAGCGTCAAGCTGCTCGGCGTGCCATAGGCTCCGTTCTTGGGCCAGCAGCCGTCCGTGGTGGCACAGGCGGTCGCGGTCCCGGCGTTCCCGGAGGTCGCGTTGCTGATCGTTCCAGCGCCCAAACCCGCCGCCGGGACGCTGGTCGCTGCAATGGTGCCGCTGCCCGCCGGCGCCACGCTGGCTCCCGATCCCACCACCATCGTGGCCGAGGTGTTCGTGCCACTGCTGAGCGCTGACCACGCCGTCGAGGCCGTTCCCGCACAGCTCGAACTCAGCCACTTCCCGGTGCTCGAGCTATAGACCAGACACGTCCCATTGCCGGGCGCGGCATTGTCCACCGGCACGCCCTGCAACGCCGTGGCATTGCCGGAGCCGGAGCCGCCGCCGCCAACCCCTGGATTACCGACGGCTACGCTCTGGCCAAGCGCCGCGCATGCAAACAATAGAGCCGCAAATAGTGCCCGTTTCGTCATCACCGCCCCCACATCACGTACGCCTTTTCACCGTTGGCGCTGGCGTCCACCGAAAGGGTTGAGAGGTCGATGCCGCCAACCGTGAACGGCGGCGTGATCGATTGCCCAGGACTGGCCACGAGCCCGATGTTTCCGCTTGGCCCTTTCAGGTAGATGTAGGACGCGGCGGTATTGGTCGGGTCCGCCTGGATGACCAAACTGTGGGCGATGAAACTGACCCCGCCGTTTAGCGGGACCGGCGTGCCCGCGGTCGTGACCGTGATTTCGGCGGTTGCGTCAATCGTGTTCAGGGGCGCGGGGCTCCACGTCATGAACGCGGTCGCCATCAGCAGGAGCGACATCAACGCCGCGATCCATAAGAGATATTTATTCTTCATTGTGCTTTGCCTCCAATTGCGTGATCCCTCGACATCCCGACATCCTTCAGCGGATAAGAGTCCGGGGGAAGGTCGTAAACGGTTCCGTCGGCCCCGAGGTGTGAGCAGACGATCCCACCATCCATCAGGACAGGGAAGCCCGCGTCCGCCAGTTTCCGGCAGAAATAGAAGTCCTCGCCGTAGTGACCGCCGCTATCTTGCCCAACCTGAAACCATGGCTCGGGAATCTGCCGCACCGTCGCCATGCGGACCAGCAGGCAGCCCGCCGGGGCGTAGTAAACGGGGAACACGTCGCCCAACTTCCATTTCCAATGGGGCCCGGCGTTCTCCCGGACCCAGACAAGCGGCTGGGGCGGCGTTTCCTTGCTGACCTGGACCGCGCTGACGGCCCCGCAGTCGGGGTTCTGCTGCATCGTGTAGAACAGGTTGCACAGCGCCACGGCTGGCGGCACAACGTCATCGTCAACGAACAGGACATATTCGAGGTTGTGCTCGATTGCGGCCCGCAGGATCAGGGTCCGGGCCTTGCAGATGCCATTGATCGTGCAGGCCAGGACCGCCCGCTTCATCCCGACCGGAACCGCGAGGTTCATCATGGCGACCTCGTGCTCTGGCCAGACCTGACGGCCCGGCATGTAGCAGAGCCCGATCCCAACCCCGGCCCATTGGCCGTGGCCGCCCGCTTCGCTCCGTGGTTTCATTTGGACAACCGCCATCACGCCCTCCGTCCGCGCTTCCGGTCGCGCCGCGATTTCGCCTTCTTGTCCACGGCGCGGCCGCTATGGATGACCTTGTGCTCTTTGCCCGCGACCACCACGTCCCGCGCGGTAAACGGGATGTTGTGGATATGGCGATACGCCAGGCTCTTGCGATACGCCTCCCGGCTTTTAAAGTGTTCGACCGGCATTACTGGCCCCCTCCCGCCGCGAGAATCGGCTGCGCTGGCGTTGCCGGGTTGGCACCCGGATACGCCTGCTCAAACTGGTGGAGCTGGCCGCCCGCCTGATACCGCTGCATCAGTTGCACCCCAATGGCGGTGGCGCGGGCTGCGTTGGCGGCGGCGGACCGCATCAGAATTACTTGCGCGGGGCCACGCGCCGACGCCGACTGAACCGAGTCCTCGACCGCCTTGAGCATGTAGCGGGTGGCGGTCGGGGACGTGACAATCGACGCCATAGTTCGGGCGATCAAGAAACCGCCGAGCGCGCCCGTGGCGTAGGTCGTCATGAAACTGGACGGCCCCTTCGATGATGTCTGGAAAGGCGCGGTCAACGCGGCCCCGATCCCCATCATCACGGGATAGTGGGCCCAGCGCAGAATCTGGGCCGATTTGCTCGGGGTGATCCGGTTTACGACCTTGCCGATGTCAACGAGATTGTCGAATGCCTCGCGGGAAGGGCCATGCGCGCCGAAGATCGCGTCGATTTTAGACGGCGAAATTTTCTCAACGCTCTCCGGCAGCTTCGCCAGGTCCGCCATGCTCCACCCGACCGGCGCCTTTTCCGCGCCATTCGATAAATATCCGCGCGTGGCAAGTTCGGCCCCCTGGGGATTGCCGAGTAACTGCTGGGTCATGGCGACCCGTACCTTGTCCTTGGCCGCTTGTGCCGCCAGTTTTCCCGCGCGCCCCGAGTGGCCAAGTTGATCGAATCCGTTAAACAGGGATTTCACATCCTCGTCCGTGACTGTCGGGCTCGCGACGGTCACGCCAACGTCATCGAGGTTGCCTTCGAGGATCTGCTTCCCCAGCCCGTCCCGGAAGCTGCTGGCGTTGTGGTAGAACTGGCGCGCCTCTTTCCACGCGGTATTGCCTTTGGTCCCGGCGGTTGCCTTATCGATATCTCCAAACAGCTCGTTCGACAGCTTCGACGCCCACAGTTTCTGCATCGCGGCGTCGGGGTCGCGCGGGTCGGGCCGGAACTCCGCGAGGTCTTTCAGGGTCTGGTCCGCCACCGGGAACGGGATCGACGGGTTGCGGCGCGCCTTGCTTAATACCGCGAGAAAGTCGCCAATATCGCCCCGAAGAGCCGCGAGCCCATTGTCCGCCGCAACCGCGATGCTCTTGCCGGTCCGGGGGTCGATCAAGGTGCTGGCAGGGGCCGGAGCGTTGGCAAAATCCATCAGGGACTTGGCCGCGGTCTGCATTTTCTTCATGTCGCCAGACCGCATCGCGGCTTCGAGTTCCGGCCCAAACTTTGCAAGCTGGGCGTTGTTGCCAAGAACCCGGGGGTCCGTGAGGGCGCGGGCGACCTCATCGGCGACGGCGTTGGCCTCAGGGGCTGCCTGCTGCGCGGCCGCGCGGTCGATGCTATCGATGAAGCTCCCGGCGATGGCCTGGACCTTCGACATCGCGGGGGTTTTGACCATCCCGGCGGTCGGGCCAAACAGTTTGCCCTGCAGGGCCGATTCCACGGTCGGCATGGATTTGCCGAGCGGCACGTTCACCTTGCCGTTTAGTTCGTTGGCAGTGTCCCACAGGGAGTTCGCCCGGGCGCTGAACTCGTGCTGGGCGCCGGTCACGGCATCCCGGAGCGCGTCGCGCGTTGCCGCGGTATCGAGTTGGCGCGGTCCGATTGCCGCCATCTGGTCCCGCGCGGCACCGGCGGCGGCGTCCTGGATCCCTTTGGTCCGGGCGAGCGGGCCGAACCCCTCGACCAGCGTGCGGAACTTTCCCGCGATCTCGGGTGGCCCGGCCCCGAGGCCGAACTTCTCCGAAATGGCGGCGATCGCGCGGTCCGCTGCCGTCATGGCCCCGCCACTCATGGCCTTTTTCAGCAGCGCCTTGCCGCCGAACTGGAGCCCTTGGCCCCCAACCTCGAACAGCCCCTGCTCGGCCCCGGACTTGAGAGCCGTCTTTGGCGAGAACCTGCCGCCTTGAATGACCTGCTGGGCCGAGTTCCCGGCCGCTCCCCCGAGTGCCGCCCCAATCACCGGGATGGCAAACGACGCGCCGAAGGTTTCGGGCGCGAGCGCGCCAGCCGCTAGAGAACCGCCGATCCCCCCGAGCATCGCGCCGATCCCGCTGGAACTATGGGCGGTCTTGTACGCCTTGGCCCGGGTCGCCAGGGTATCGACAATCTCCTGCTGGTCCTTCGGGTCAAGTCCGGTCCATTGCGGGTAAAACGCGACGCTGGCGAAGGTCCGGATACCCTTCGGATCGTTCTCGGCATTGAACCGGACGATGGATTGCACGGCGTTCTGGGCCGCTGGCGAAAGCGGGCGCTCGGAATCGGGCACCGGGGCCTTCGGCGGCGCGGGCGCGGCTGCTTTTGGCTTTACGGACGCCAGCGCCGGGATGATGATTCCCATTAGGCACCCCCTCCGTACAGCAGCGATGTTGCGCCGCCGCCGTTCGGGGATGCCGCCGCCGGGCTCGCGAGGTAGCCGATGAGGTCGTCGATGGCCTTGACGCGGGCGCGGCCCGTGCTGCCGGGGATCAGGCCACCGGCAGGCGTTTGGACGGCCTTGAGAAGCGCCGTGAGGGTCGGGCCGCTCTTGCCCGTGACCTTTGCGAGGTCGGCGGCGATCCCAAGGAGCGCGCTGGTAAACGCATCGTTTCCCGGCATGTTTTTCGCCAATTGGGCCGCGTTCGCAAACCGGTCGTAGATGGGTCCTGTTTTGGCCGCAATGGCCGCGTCCACGGCGGCCCGGTACTTGGCCGGTACATCGGCCTTCGGCATCGCGCCCGAGGCCACCCGGTCGGCAAGGCCCTGGATATAGGCCGAGCCCGCTGGCGTCGGGGAGCCGCCGGGATTCGGTGCGGCGGGCGCGGACGCGGACGCGCCGCCCCGCTGGGTTGTGCGCTTCGAGGTCGTGACCAGCCCGTTCACGGGATCGACCGACTGGGTGGTGCTGACCGTTGGGGCGGTCGCGAGTGCCTGGGGCGCAATCGTGACGCTGCGGCCAATCTCGACGTGGCTGACGGGCGTACCGGCGGGATCGTTGGGGTCGTACGCGTCCATGTAGTTGACCGTGATTTTTTTGCCGTCGGGCCCTTCGGTGACCTCGCTCGACGGTTTGAAAATCAGCTTGGAATCCGCGCCATAGCCAGCTGGGATCGGCACCTGCACGGTCTGGTTGGTCCGGTTGTTCATCAGGACCACGCCGTTTTTGCCAGCGGAAATGCGGCTCCAGACGCCCGCTTGCGCCGCCTCCTGTTGCGCGTTGAACCGTGCCTGTTCAAGCTTTTGGGCTGTATCGGTCTGGCCAAGTTGCCGCGCCTGGAGAGCCAACTGCCTGAGCTTTTCCTGGTTGTCGAATTGCTGCTGGGCCTGGGCGGACTTCTCCTGCCGCGCCGCCAACGCGCCTTGCGCGAGTTGGGATCCCATTTGGCCCAATGCTTCGAGGAATGCCATCAGAACAGCCCCCCGAGAACGGAGTTGAGCCATCCAGGGTCCGCCGCGATCCCGGGGTTTGTGCTGCCGGGAATATTGGGCCAGGTTGTGTACGGGCCGGTCGGCGTGCTCGACTGGGGCGGGGTTGCGCCCGGTTTGTTGGCGGTGGCCGGCGCGCCCCCAAGGATGAGTTGCCACAACGCCGAGGTATTACTCGGCGCGGAGAAAAGGCCGGGATTTTCCTGCGACGACAGCATGGATTCGTACTCGGACGCGGCCTGCTGTTGTTGCTGCTGGAGGTATGGGGCGAGCGCTTGGCTCACGACTTCGGTTGTGACCGCGGGGCTCTCGTTGAGCCCGCGCTCCCCAAGGTATCCCTGGGCCTGGTTCTCGACGCCGGAAATGAGTCCAGAACTCAGCGGTTGCTCCAGCCCGTGGATCGCGGCGGCGGTTGATGCGGGCGTTTGACCCAAAATCTTGTTTCGCAACGCGTCCTGTTGGCCCTGCTGGAGATAGTTCGAGATGGTCCCGGCGCCCGCGAGGCCCAAGGCAGCGGCCTTGAGCGGGTCTTTGGTGATGTCGCCAAGGAGCGCACCACCGCCGCTGCTCGCGGCGGATCCAATCGAGCTCAAAATGCTGCCAATCGAGTTCATTACGACCCTCCCGCGATCTGCGGCTGCGATTCACCGCCGCTAAACAGGCTCGTCAAATCGAACGATGATGCCCCGCTGCCCGGCGATGACGCGCCAAGGCCGGGGCCTCCAGGGCTTGCCGCCTTACTCGCGGGCGAACCCCAATTCGGGAGCGGCTGACCCGACAGGATCGACGCGAACAACAGGTCGGCATCTGGCGATAGCGACCCGCCCGTGAGAGCCTGGGCATTGGCGGACCCGAGCATGACGGCCCGCTGGCCGGGAGTAATCAGTGAGGGCGCCGACGCGGCTTGAGGCGGTGCGGTTGGGCCCGCCCCTTGCGACGGCCCGGTCACGGCCCCAATAACGGACGGCGCGATTGCCCCAAGCGCGCTTTCCAGCGCGGTCGATCCGCCGATGGCGCTGGCGGCGGACCCAACACCACTGGCGATTGCCCCGCCGGCGGTTCCGAGTGCCCCCATGATTGCCGGGATGATTTCGGGCATCAGGCCGCCCCCTGGCGAATAAAGCGCGGCTGAGGCGCGGGCCGTACGTCCGGTGGCCGCGTGACCGCATGGATTGTTTCCCGTGGAACACTTTCGGCGTCGGGCTGACCGCTGAATTTCAAGCTGCTCCACACGCCGGTGTAATTGACCTCCGACCCGCCCGCCGCCGCGATCATGGTCCGGATCTTCTGTTCGGCTTCGGTGTCTTGCAGGAAAACAGTGAAGCCCCTGAGCCCCAGCGCCGCGAACTCCCCAAGCATTGCCCGGACCAGCGCGAGCGCGATGGTCGGCTCAGAGCCTTCCCGCACTTTCAGCCGCAGCAGCCACGCAATGTCATGCGCGACGGCGGCAAGAGAAAACCCAAACGCCTCGCCATCATCCCGGACCGCCACCCAGCAGGTCTCGGGCGACAGGCGAAGATCGCCTACCTCCTGCGCGATTTCCGCGCACAATCGATCCCCCGCGACGTAATGGCGAACCTGGTAGTTCATGGTTATTTGCGGCGCCCAGCGCGCTTGCGCCCACGGGTCGCGAGCTTCGCCATGGTCTTGGCCCCGTGGGCTTTTCTCCCGATGGCCGCAGCCGCCGCCTTGGCGCGTTCCGGCGAATAGCCCTCGCGTTTCTCGATGGACTCTTTTAGGTTGGCGAACCTCTTGCCAGACCCCAGCTTTGGTTTCCTCGCCATGGTCCCTACTTTCTGCCGCTCTTGCGGCGTCCGCGGGTCCAGGCGGACCGCGGGGTTGATCCCGAGATGGCGTTGGCGTTGCGGGCCGGGGCCTTCTGGGTGTCGGGTGCGCATTCGATTTCGCGGCTGTCGTTGCCGACGGCGCGCGCGTCGCTTGGCCGTTTCTTCACCGTTACCTCTTGCCGCTTTTGCGGCGGGTCTCGTGCTTCTTGGCGGTTTTCGGTTGGTTCATCGGGTGATGGACCCGCCCGTGGCTGAGTTTGGTTTTGCTCTTCATGGTTCTCCTTTCATCCGGACCTAGACGCTCGACGGCGGCGACACGATTGTCGGGACTCCGCCGCCGGAATTTTTAGGCTCGACCTCCCAATCGACGGCTTCGACCTGTATGCGGCCACTCCCGGCGACAATGGCGCTGGCGTTCATCGCGATATTTCGGAGCGCCGCCACTATCTCGAATGCCTGCAATCCGAACCCTTGGGCCGCGCCCGCGTACATGCCCGCGTTCGCGGCGGTTGCCGCAAGCCCCTGGTACTGCGGCGTCACCGTCAGGCTCGGGGTGTCGAGGTAGCCGCCCCGAAGTTTGAGACCACGGAAATACAACCGGGTGTCGCCGCCGTCCGCGAAAACGTTGGCAGTTTGGAACGACCACGACACCTTCGTCCCGTCAAACGTAATGTCACCGGCAAAAAGTCTCCGCAGCGTGCCGTCAGTGTCGCCGCACACCACCGTGATCGGGATCGTGCCCTCCGCCCGGACCTGAATCCCAGCGCTCACGTCGAACGGCAGGTCCAGCAGGGTCCACACCTTGAGCACCAGGTCGTAGCACGCGACACGCGACAGCCTTCCGTTGGCCGTGGACAGCAGCGGAAACGCCACGCAATACATCGGCGGGTTGGCCGACTGCCACGCGCGCGAAAGATGCACGTAGGACCAATCGAGCGGCGAGATGTCGGTCGAATCCGGGTCGGGGAACAGGTAGGGCCTGATTTCCTCGCTGATGACCCGATCCCGCACCCCGTCATATACCGCGACCCCAAGGTGGGTCATCCGAACAATTCCAAACCCCGGCACAAACAGGATTGTGCGGGGCGCAACGCAGCCCATGTCGGTCTGGGCCTGTTGAATCGAAAAATCGGATGCGCCGAAAACGCCCGTGATCTCGTAGGTTGAGAAGTCCTTGAAAAGGACCAGTGTTCCCTGGGGCGCGATCCCGGCTTCCGCCACCGTGAACGTCGCCATCCCCATGCCCTGAGTTCCGTCCGATTTGTTGACGAACGCGGTATTGAGAGGGTTCCACGAGTTAGGGTTATCGGAATCCGACATCTTGAGGCAGCTCGGCCCGTCAAGCCCGTCGGTCGTGTTGGTCGGGTATGTGTTCCAAAGCCATAGGGAGCCCGCGTAGACGATTGCATGGGCGGCGCCGCGCGGCGCCACCGCCGACGCCAACCCACTGTTCTGCCAAATGGCCGTTCCGTCGGCATACTGGTCGCCAAGAAACTCGGTCCACGTGGGCGCGGACGAGCCGGTGACGCCACCTTGAATCGTGGTGAAAACATACGCGGTCGAGCTTACCGACGCGGTGATGACGCTACCGACCGGGAACGCGGTTGCCGCCGCCCACGCGGGCCATGACGCCGTGAAATGGTTTGCCAGGGGCGTCGCAGTGGTGCCGTCGTATTGTTGGGGCGGCACGCCGTTTGAGAGGGCGAAGATCGCCTCGTTCACGAACGGCACGATCTGGGGAATTTGACTCGATACCCCGACGATCCCGCCCGCCGGGTTGATCGGGCCACTCCCGGTGTTGGACCCGCCGTAGCCCCCAATCGTCTGGGCGTCCATGCCGCACGGCGTTTTGACCGTGGAGGGGAACCGCGCCACAATGTCTCCGGGTCCGGAATACGAACTGCCCGTGATCTTCCAGAGCCACATCTGCTCGGTGGTGTTTTGCGTCGGCGGCAACTGCGAGCCGCGTCCATAGCCGGTGTCGATGAAACTGACGGTCGGGATCAGGACTTGGAAAATCAACGCCTCGGACCCGGGGCTCCCGTTCGCGTCGGTCCGATAGATGTTGTAGGCGTACGCGTTGGCCACCGCGTCCCATGAAAGGTCTGCCTTGTGGCCAGACGCCCCGAATGTGAAACTTACCTCGGCGCTGGGGGTGGTCTCGCCGTTGATGTCGAGCGCGGTGATGACCCAGCGGTACGTCGCGGCGGTCAGGGATCCGCCGGTCCCACCGTCCGCGACCGCGAGGGATCCGGGAGCGGCGAGCGGATCGGTCGATTCGCTCTGAAGCGCGAGATAATACGGCGGCGGTGCCGTCTGGGTCGATGGCAGCGCGACCGGCTGGAGGGTGCCGAGACCCCAGAAAAAACCCGTGGCCGTGGGGCCGGCGCCGTTCAGGGAACTGATAATCTTGGACCCATCGCACGTTCGCAGCGCACCACGGCGCGTAAAGACCATGTTGGAGATGGCCTTGACGATGCCTTCCGGCTGAGAAAAGATCGAGGCGGCCGCGTTCACGCCGCGCAAGAACTTGTTCTGCGTGATGACCTTGAAAGCCATTACGGTACGATGATTCCCCCGGAGACCGAGCCGTAGAACGTCTCGCGTCCAGAAACTCCAGATCCCAACTGTTGCGGCCCAACCAGCACTTGGTCCTGATTCCCAAGCGTCGCGGACGCCTGAATGAACTCCTTCTTGAGGCTTGCGGCTTCCTGGCGCTGGGCTTCGGACTCGCGGAACCGCGCCAACATCCAATCGGTCAGGAGCGATTCCCACTCCATCGGGATCGCAATGACCAGACCGGCGTCGCCTGCTCCATAAGACGGCGGCATCCGGCGGCCCGCGAACCGGATATTGAGTTCGGTCACGGCGGCGCCGGTTGATGTCGAGGCGGCGACGGTGCCGCCGAGCCCGCGGGTGCAACCGTAAAGCGTGGTCGGGGTGAATCCCTGGTAGTTGACGATTTCTGACCCCACCATCGCGAGGCCGAACGGCAGGACAAACCCGCCGGTTGACGCCACCGGAATCGTCGTGGTGGTCGTGGAAATAGGAGCCGACGTGGTGGTCTGGCCGCTGGTGCGGGGCGGCTGAGGCCACATCTCTACGATCTGTACATTGGAGCCCTCGCTGAGGGTCGTGAGCGCCGAGATGCCCGTAACGGAGTTGTGGTAGAAAATCTCCCGGTGCTGCACCAGATTGACGGTGTAGCCGTCGTACCAACAGTCGGTGATCTCGCGCCAGTACCCGTTGAATGTATAGAGCGGCTGGCCCGTGACCGAACCGATCCCGGTCTCGGACCTAATGCCGTTCGACGCCTGTGCGCAGAGCTTGAGGGCCTCGTTGAGCCAGCGGTAGCACGTTGCGGCGCTGACTTGGAGGCCGTCCGCATCCGCCGTCGCGGTAACGTCGGGGAAGAGGTCGCGCGCGCTCAGGATGATGTCGCCTACGGTCATGGTCCATTCCCAAAAAAAATCGGGCCGCCAAGTCCGCCCTGACAAGCGGCCCCAGAGGCCCAGTCAATGCCCGCTTGCAGGAGGTATCGCGTCGTTCTACGGGTTGGCCGCTACGTCCACGTCCACGTTGGCGGTGGCGGCCGCTCCCGTAAGGGTGACCGCGACCGAAATTGACGTCAGGTTCAGGTCCGTAATGAACGGCACCACGACGTTGGCGTTGCTGGCGGACCCGAGCGCCGTGAACGTGAGGGCCGGGGACAACTGCTCGGTGGTGGTGCCGTCGGTCCCCGTGATGTCCACAACCGCGACCGGAGCGCCCGCCGTGCGGGTCAGCCGCACATGGACGTACCCTCGGGACGCGTAGGTCGGGGAAAGCGAACCGCTCGCCGGAACCGTAATCGTGGTGGTGGCGGAAGCGGACGCCGACGTTGCCAGCACCTGCTGGTTGACGGTGGCGGCGCCAAATCCGGGCGTGATCGAAGCTGCGAGGTTGAGGATTGCCATGATGCTGTTCTCCTTACATGCCGGTGATGCAGACCTGCATGCGGGGGCTGAGACAAATCAACTGCCACGTCAGGTACATCGTGGTGGTGATGACCCGCTGGTTGGACGGCTTGAGCCACGGGTCCGCCGTGAAGTAGTCGGCGATGTGGTACACCGGGTACAGATACTTCGTGTTCAGCAGGAACCCTTGGGTCGCCGTGACAAACGGGTCAGGCGTCACGATGGCGTTGTTGAACAGGAAGTGGTAGCGGAAGCCGGCCTGGAGCGCCTCGGTGTCCTGCTTCTGGGCCCCGTCGTTCGGGATGAACCTGGGGGTCGCGGTGAACTGGGTCTTGAACCCAGCGTACGACGTGTTGGTCATGGGGAACAGGTCCGGCTCATCGAACCCGAGCACCACCGACTGGTACGCGGATTCGGCGTTCGCGATGGTTAGGGGCGCGGAGCTGTTCGAGACGTTGGCGGCGGGTTGCCACGCGGTCACGCTGGAGCGGTTGATCCCGGCGATGGTGTTGGTGGTCTGGTAAACCCAAGCCGGGATATTGTCGATGTCGAGCGAGGTGTTCTGCGGCGCGGTGCCCCACATCGCTCGGCTGAGTTTCTGGAGCAGCGACGCGGACGCGATCTGAAACTTGGTTTTGACAATATCGACCGAGTTTCCGCCCCGGTTCAACTTGATGTCGTTGATCGGGATCGTGACCGCCTGGTAGTAGCTGCGCCATTGCTGCTCGGCGGGCTGCACCGAATCGGTGACCGCGGTGTTGAGCACCTGGTCTCCCCAGAAGGCCCCGCCGGTCAACTCCTCCTGCGTGATGATCGGGTAGACGATGGCGCCCTCCCCGAACTTCTTGCCACGCCGGTTCATCGCCCAAAATACCGGCGACGGCTTGAACGTGACATCCCCAAGGGTCCGCAGAATATGCTTCTGCGTGATCGCGTCCATCGTGTTGATGAGCGTTACCGGGGGCTGAAATAGGCCAGTACCGATTGTCCCTGCCATAGCGTTTTCTCCCTAAGAACTAATTGACCCCTCCGACCGCACCAGTGCGGATCGCGGAGTCGAGCCTGTTCATCAAATCCTGGTCGCCGTGGATCGCGTCGAACGCTTCCTCCAGCGAGCCGTACGACTTCGATCCCGGGACTGCCCCAACGGCCCCGCTGTTGGGCCGGGGCGTCATGCCGGCGGCCCCTTGGGCGCGGGCTTCTTGCAGGCCGCGCTCGTACGCCGCCTTCTCCCGGGCTTCCACTTGGCGCTGCGAGGTCATGTCGTTGTAGGCGCGCCGGACATCGGGCACGCCATCCTCATCGAGCACCCGGTTTTTTCCGGCATACTCAATGACGGTCTTGAGGTCCACGTCGGCGAAGCGGTCCGGGATCGCGTCGAACTCCTGGCGCAACTCGCGGTTGAGCAGGCGGCGCGTGCCGAACTGGAGCGCCTGCTCCAGCTTGGTGATGCGGTCGGTTTCGAGGGCCGCGACCTTCTTCTCGGCGGCGGTCAGCTTTTTGAACAGCGGCCCGAGAATCTCGTCGTTCTCGTACCGGCTGTAATCGTCGGCGGTGGTGGTTCCGGAACCGGCCGGCGCGGCGGCGGGCGCAGCCGCAAGCCGCTCCTGGAGGCTGCCGTAAACGCGGGTGACTTCGCTCGCGAGGGTGTCGAGCTCCTGCTGCTTCTGCTGGGCCTTGTGCTGCTCGGCGACCGATTCGGCCTGAAGGGCCCGCATCTCACCGAACGTGATCTTGCCGCCGTCGGCGAGCGGGATCTCCACGGTGTCATCGAATTTCGTTTTGTCAGCGAGCATTTCCTTGAGCGTCATGGCTTAACCTCACTGCGGATTGGGCGCACCGTTCATGCCGCCGCCGGTTGGCGTATTGACGGCGGAATGACCAATTTGGGCGGCGCCGGGCGCGGGGCGCGGCGGCGTCAGCGTCGAGAGCGTCTGCTGGGCCTTTTCGGCCTCTTTGATCGCGCCGTCAAGCGGGCGCAAAAGCGACGCGACATTGGTCGCGACACCGGGGAGCCGTTCAATCGTGAACGGAAGCATCCGGGCGAACACGGTCCTGATCTGCTTGAGTTGGTTCAGGATCATGCCGGGGTCTGCGCCCTGGAGCTCGGACATCTGGGACGCGAATTGCTGGCCCGCCGGTGTCGTGGCGCTGGGGGCGCCGCTCGGTCCCATTGCGGGGCCACCCTGCGGGCCCATGGGGCTCGCGCCTCCTCCGGCCATCGCCTTGCGCAGCATGGCGGCCTGGAGAAACTGGGCCAGAGGATTGGCGGCGGTGCCCATCTCGTTAGTCTTGGTCGCCCTTGTCGGTGGCGGTCGCGCCGCTCAACAGCCCCAGCGGGTCGGCGGTTTGGCCCATCTGGCGCGGCAGATCCTCGACCGGGTAATTGGAATCGCGGGGGTTGTTCTCGTACATCGGCGATGCCAGTTCAGGCTCGCGTTCGCTGTTTTTCCGTGCCATGGGATGATCCTCGAATCTCAAAATGGTGGGCAGCCGCCTCGCAAGCGGAAGGCTGCCCGGAAACTGTGGTCACCAGAAGGGGATTAGTCCTTCTTGGTGTGGCGCCGGCGGCTCGCCTTTTTGTGCGACTTGGCCATTGGTCTCGTCCTTTCCGCGGCAACCCCAGAGACTCCTACGGGGCTTGTCGCTGCGTCCGGTAATCGCCGTACTGATCGATCAGGCCCTTCGATTGGCGGACCAGGTAGGCAATGAACGCATCGTCCGTTGGGAAGCTGCGCCTTGTCTCCTCCGGTACTTCGACCGGACACGCCAGCACGCCATTGACGGCTAACTGGGCCAGTGTCCACTCGCCGCGCCTCGTTGGCGCCATCACAAATTCGTAACGGTCGTTTTCCAAGACACCATGACCATGCGCCCTCGCCTAAATGCTGGCAAGGGGGTATGTTGGAGAATTTGGAGGGTAATGGATTAACTAGCCAAGCGGTTAGTTAATTGGGACCGCGATCCAGTGATGCCCGAATTGGTCACGGTATAGACGGAATCCGAAGTCAATGACCGCGCCGTTCGCGCACGATTGACGCGCCCATTCCGGCGTCCTGTTGTAGATCTCGGAAAACTCTCTCACTGTGACCCAACGAACTTTACCAGGGGCCTCGGTGGCCCACGGGGGAAGCGGAGCGGTCGGTGTCGCCATCGGGCTCATTTGCGTTTCAGCCGCGCGATCGCCGCGATCTTTTGATCGGTCTCGATCAACTCCGCGATCCGTTCGGCGTTGGGAACCTGCAAAAACTCCAGCGCGCTCTTGGTGTCGATCATCCCGAGCTTGCGGAGGTCCGGCACCATGCGGCGCAATACCGACGCGGATTGCGGCCGCACTGATCCGGGGTCTACCCACACGTTCCAGCCCGACAATTCCTTGTCGCCGATGGCTTTCCAGTTTTGAATCGCGGCTCCATTGTCGCCGTCCGGCACGATGAAGCTTTGGTCCTGCGAAAACTTCGCCATCATGTAGAACATCTGCTCGGCGAGACGCTGGACCGAGCGGGCAAGGAACATGCCTTTCAGAACCGTTAGTTTCTGGGCCTGCCCGACCGCCGCGTCGAAGAGGTCGCTCCCAACGTTACCCGCCCCGGGGTTTCCCTGGCGAGACTGCGTGTAGCCGTGAAGTTCTTTCTGGAGTGCGAGCAACTGCATCGGAAGGCCAACGAGATGTTGCGGCATCGGGGCGGGCCATTCAATCTTGGGCGGGGTGCTGCCCGCGTTATAGGTCAGGATTTCGCCCGGGAGCCCGAGGTAGGTGTCGGCCCCAATGCCCGAGCTTTTGTCGATCATGACGGTCCCGTTGTTCAGCCGGATGGCGTTCTCGTACGTCATGGCCATCATCTTTTGCGCGATGGTCTGGAGGTCGCGTGTATAGCGGGTCGGCGGAACGCCCCAGAACCCGGTCAATGGCGGGAGCCCAAGGAACCTGACGATGGGGAAACCGCGGTGCGGAACCCAGTTGTCTCCGTCGAACAGGACAACGCCTTCGCAATCGATGATGAGGCGGCCGTTCGGCCAGCGCGGCACTCGCTTGGGCGCCACGACCAAATCGGAAGCCGCAAGCTGAACCTCCCGGTCCACGTCCTTGACGGAACTGTCGAAGATGAAGGCATACCGGACCCGATACCGGCCATCGTCCTGGCTCTGGGATGAGGAATCGGGCGTGTAGCCGCCGCCCCCATACCGCATCGGCCCGGGCGTCATCTGGAGGGTGAACGCGGGGCTCCCGGGGGTCGGGGTGTCGGAGTTGGCCGCGCCCCGTCCTTTACGCTTTATCGCCGCCGCCGTCTCACCCCAATGGGCCTGAATCTGGTCGAGGTACATCCGGTCCTCGATGATCAGGTAGGTCAAATCCTTCTCACACGAGGCCGAGGGATCGGGGAAGATGTCGGCGGGGTTTCGGCTCGCAACCCAAGTTTCTCCCGCGCCGTTGCGGGCGCTGGCGTCGTGGCCAAACTGGAGGATGCCGGTTCCACTGAGGTTCGCCCACAACTCCGCCATGAAGATTTCTAGGTTCCAAAATCCCTGGCGCCACTCAGCTTGAATCGCCTTCTCGCGGGCCTCATCGCGCGCGTCGCGCTTGGCGATGTAGACCAGCGGCTGCATGTCGGCCAGATCGGTCGCCTCCGCCAGCATCAGGGTCTGGAGCTGCGGGATGTCGATCTGGGGCCGGTAACTCGGGGCCTGCATGATCTTCTGGCGCAGCGTGTAGAACCCCTCGATTTCGAAGAAGTAATCGTCGCCGTCGAGGCGTTCGCGCCGATCCTCGGCGGACAGGCGCTGGAGCGCGTCGATCTGCTCGCACCGCTCATCCTGCGACGGGCGCGACTTAGCCGCGGTCACGATTTCCATGCGGGGCGTTGGGATGAACGTCGCCATCAGGGTAAGTATAGACCCGCGTTTCTCGCACGCTCGGCGGTTAATTCACGGTCCCGCATAATCGTTCTCCAACCGTCTCGTGACCTGGTTCCGTCCGGGTTGATCGTCAGGAGGCGCTGGCGCACAAGCTCTTTTTCTACCGATTCCCGCGACATCCCCATCGCGCTGGCGATCCGGCTTACGGTCAGGCCATCGCAGAATTGTTGAGCGACCTGTTTTTGGCCGGCGTCGGATAGCTGCTTGGCGACCGTTGGGCAACCGGCCGCCATCGCCCGCAGTTTGCGCCAAACGCCCCCGGCCTTGCGCTTACGTCCGTAACTCACGGTTCCTCCTCCGGCTCCGACATGATGCCCTTGCCGGTCATGAGCCAATCCTTCAGGGCGTCGAGCGGGCTTTGGGTGGTGCCGTGCTCCCCGCCCTTAACCCGGTCCTCGATGTCGCCCAAGATTGATTCCGCCATTTTGACCCGGTTCAAATCGTCGAACGTCAACGCCCCAATGGAACACGCGACATCGGACCCCATCTGCATCCACGCCCGGTTCCTCCCAGTCTTGCGATTCTGCCGGAAGTTCTTGAATATCTGGCCCACCAGTTGGCCCGAAACCAGTGCGGTGCCGTCCGGTATCCCGGCTATTTCGTCGGCGCCTGGGGCTGGAGCCGCGCCAATTCTTCGAGCGCGGCGGCCGCCTTGGCGCGGGCCTCCTGGATCCACTGCCGACGTGGCTCCCGCGACACGTCCCGGCCCTGTGCCCTGGCCTCGATTGCGGCCTGTTGAAGGTCGTCCGCTGTCGAACGCGGGGATGGCGGTTGAGTCGCCCCTGGGTTCGGCTGGAGCTGCGCCGCTTGGTTGATTTCCGATTGCCATGTGGTCTCCGCTGTAAACACTTGGGACGCGCTGTACTGCGGGCCCGACACCAGGACAAGTTGTTTTCGGGTCTCATCCCACGCTTTAGTTACCCGGATGGGCGATGAAGCTGCGTCGAGCAGGTGGTCCCGGTCGATCCTGAGTTCGCCGGTTGGGCCGAACTGCCGGACCAACGCCGCCAGAATGGCCAGCAGGTAATCGGGGCCGCTGAGTGTGCCTTTGTCTTGTGGGTAGGGCATTACCAAATCCTCCTCATGCCGTGAGCCCCCGGAGACGCGCCATGCGCTGCTGGTTGACGTGCCAGTTCTCAATCTTTTTCGTGTGGGCGATGGCGCGGGCCCGAGTCACCGATAGGACGTTATCCAACTCGTTCAGATGCTTGGGCATCGGGCGCCGCTCGCCGAACTGGCCGCGATCCATGGCGTCCTGCTCGGAACCGGCGGCGGGAGAATCGGGCGCGATCCGGCTCTGCTCGTAGCCTTCCCCCGCGATGGCCTCGGGGGTCGCGTATTGGTGCCGCGCAATCCAGCCGAACATCCCGGCGCACAGAACATCGTCGTGGCCGACCTCGACGGTCCAGCGGGCGCTGTCGTTGTTTTTCACTTTCTCCATCTGGGCGACAAGGGCCTCGTGGTGGGGCCGGATGATGTGCTGCCGTACCCCCACCCGGTAGGCCGCAAACATCAGTTCCCGGGTGGTCGTGGTGGTCTCCCACCCGATGGTCTGGGATCCGGAGTTCCGCTTGCGCTTGTCGTCCCGGCCCTTCCAGCGGTACAGGTTCCAGTAGTTGTACTTGTCCCGCAGGATGGTTTGGGCGTGTCGTCCGTACCCTCCGGTCAGCTCGATGTTGAGCATGGCCTCGTTGTACCAAGTCCCGACCGCGTAGAGAAGCTCCGCCAGCAGTTCCGGGGCCAGCCGTTCCTGGTAGGCCGCGACCTGCTCGCCGTCGGCCCGCCACACGCAAATCGAGGCGTAGTCTCCGCCCTCGACCCCCTTGGCCGCATCGGCCCCGATGAAGTATTCGGCCCTGGGCTGGGGCTTCTCCCAGACCATGAGGCCCCCGCGATCATGGCGCCGGAACTCCGGACGCCCGTTCGTGACGTCGATACTGCCGCGCCATACCGGTGGCAACACCAGGGACCGGACGTACCGCAGTTCGTCGGGCTGGAACGCCGGGTCGCCCGTCGCGATAAAGGCGGTCTGGGCGGCCCACGGGTACTCCCGGTGAAACGTCAGGATGTCACCGTTGCAGCGGGTCGCGATGGCCCACCGCATCCACGCGATCTGGGCGCGGTCCGCGTGAAAATCCTCCATCACCTCGCGCTCATCGTCATCGAGCGGGGCATCGGGGGCTTCGAGCGGGTCGCGCCGGCACGCGGGATCGTCAAGCCAGGAAAGAAAAACCGGGAGAAACTCGTTTTTGCCGCTCTCGGCGTCCAGCCAATACTGGTAGAACGCCTTGCCCTCGCCGTCCATGCCGTTCGCGGTGGACTCGATGCACACGATGGAGCCGGGCTTGTACGCGACCGCATTGATCAGGGACGTGAAGATCCCGGAGTTCTTGTAGTAGCCGGCCTCGCTGAGGTGGACGGCATCAAGGGTGAACCCCCGGCCCGCCTTGACATTGCCCGCGGTCTTGATCTTGAGGGTCGATTTCCCGGTGCCGTGGGGGATCGTGATCATAGTCTTGGTCGGCTTCCCGAAGTCCATGTTGGGCATACTCTCCAGCAGCGATAACGGCACGTCGAACAGGGCGTCGGAAGACGATTGCTCGTGGGCCACGACAAGATCCCGCATCCCGGGGTACGCGATGCAGTGGGCCAGCATGAGGCCGTCGGTAATGGACGAGACCCCGACGCGCCGGGCCTTGAGCGACATGAACCACAGCGGCTTGCCTTCATCCTCCAGCCGCTGGAGCTTCCGCAGCAGGATTGCCTGGTTGGGGTTCAGGATGAACGGGACGCTCCGGTTCGTGTCGCGGTCACGAATCGACAGGCGCGAGAGCAACTTGACTGCGGCGTCGAGCTTCATCCTGTTTTCGAGAATGGGAACTGGGCTTTAACGTGGGCCGCGATGAACGACCCGATGGAACCGGACCGCATCATCGCCCTGTAGGTTGACTCCGGCACTCCACGGTAGCTGTAGGTCGCGCCCGAGTTGAACCGGACCCGCAACTCCTGGGTCGCGGGGTCATACCCGACGGCCGCGACGTTACGGCTTGAGACTGGCCGCATCTCCATCGCTACCGCCCCATCAGGGCGGGCAAATCCCTGGTCCCGTATTTGCGCTGCTGGAATTTCAGGTAGCAGAGGGTTGTGGCAAAAAACAGGTTGACCAGTTGGCTGTCGGCGGTCCTGACCGTGACGGACGCGACGTATTTACCGAACCGCTGGCCTGGGCCGATCAGGTGGGTTCCGCCCTCGGCAAAGTCCGGCAGCTTGCCGTTCACCTTGGCATCGTGAGACCGGCACCAGCACTC